AAGAAAAGGATGAAGAAATCACATCTAAAGATGCGAAATATGTAGTTAACTCAATTTTATCAGCACTTGCCAATAATTTAGAGGATGATGATAAAGAAGATATTATTTCTAAATTAGAAGGTGAGGAAGATGCCGACTATGGAATGGAACCATCTGGTATGGAAGATGAAATGCCAGCCGATGATATGGGTATGGAAGATGAAATGCCAGCCGACGAAGAAATGCCATCTGATGACATGGGAATGGAAGATGAAACAAAAGCTGAAGTTGGAGAAGCAGAATTAATGCAAGGTTTAGTGTCAAAAATATTCTCAGAATCTAAAGTCGATAAAATATTATCAAAGTATTTTGTTGTGACTGAAAGTGAGAAAAAATTTAATGAAGCTAAAGAAAATAACAAAAAAGTTATTTTAGAAAAGAAAAAGAAAATGGACAAGAAAAAAATTGGACAACTTTCTGAATCTGCAAAACAAGCTTCAATTGCTGAAAATATTGTTGAAAACTTCCCTGAGATTAGTTTTGTTGGAAAAACAAACAAGGGTAATTTAGTTTTTGAACATAATAATAAGCAATTGAAAGTATCACCAAAAGGTGAATTGTTATGAGTTATTTAGTTTTTGTAAACGGATTAGGACCAAATTACAAGGGAAATAAAATTTATGAATTCGTTTTCTCAAGTAGTTTAGATGTATGGGGAGATGACTGGGACACTGAACCAGCAAACGGAAACCCAACATCTCCCGAAGCTGAATATATTAAGAAAGTAGGAGTTTTGAATAGGGAAGGGATAGACCTCGAACTTATCCAAAACTCCGATTTTTTTTCAATGAAGGACGGAGTTGACAAAGTTGTTGCTCTTGGATGGGAAAGAGACAAAGAGTTAGATAATAGACTTGTTTTTCACTTTGGAGATACTGAAGAAGTTGTTAAAAACAAATTGTACGAAAAAGACATAATTTTAGAATTTTATAAAGAATTTGAACATGGACAAAAAAAATAAAAACATTCAGGAAATGAGAAAAATAGGTTTCTCACAAAAAACATTATCTTTGTTGAACGAATCACAAATTGCCGTACTTTTGGAGAAGATTAAAAAGGAGGAAACTAAAGAAATCCAACAAAAAACAACTTTTACTGCGGATAAATCTGAAGTAGATAAGGGAGTTGCAATTCCCCCAAAAACTACTAAAGTAAAAATGAATTCAGATGGTTCTGCTGAGTTTTCAGAAGGTAAAAAGAAAGAAACTAAAGAGGTTGAAGAAAAAAAATCTTACTTAGCGAGTCCTGATGAGGTTAAAAAGGGTGTTAATGTGCCTACTGGAACTACTAAAGTTAAAATGAATCAAGATGGTTCTGCTGAGTTTTCAGAAAGTAAAAAGAAAAAAAAGAAATACAATCCGTTTGCAGTTTGTACGGCATCAGTTGGCAGAAAAAACAAAAAGAAATATGAAGATTGTGTGATGGGAGTTAAAGAAAAAATTAAAGAAGGTAGAAATCCATATGAATATCTTATAGAATCAAAGATGGAAGAGATTGTTTCTGAGCACCTATCACCAAAAATGACAAAAAGTGAACTAATGAATATTATTTCAGAAAAGAAAATGATGAAAAAACCAATTGGTAAAATGATGTCAATGAAAGGAGAGACTATGGAAAATGAAACAGCTCCAGCTCCTGAAAGAACAACTACAACTCCAGCAGAACCAAAAACAAGACCATCACATCCTGGCAAAAATCCTAGACCTGACCAATCACCTGCTCCTGCAAAGGCTGAAGATGAGAAAGAGAAAATTATAAACATGATTATTAAACTAATAGGGAAGGGAAAATGAAAAAAATAAAATTGACTGAAAAAGATTTAACAAGAATTGTTAAAAGAATAGTAAATGAAGCTCCTGTTGATTATGGAGATTATCCCGAAAGAATGGACCCTAGTTTGGAAAGAAAAGTAGGAAGTCCTGAAAGTTTATATGCAAAAAATCCTGCTTTTAGAAAAGGAGCCGCCGATGTAGAAAGAATGGCGGGTAAAAGATTTAAAGAAGTAGTCGATAGAGTTAGAGACGCTTTTGACCAACCAAATTTATCATCTGAGCAAGTAAGAAATCAAATTATGGGTCAAATGATGATGCTAACACAAAGAATTATGTCAATTGAAAGTGAACACAATGAAGAATTAACTGATTTGGCTCTTGAACTTGCTCTTGAGGAAACAGGTACCCCAAAAGAATGGTATCAATTTGATTTAACTTTAGGTGGGAGACCTCCAAGCACCCAAGGATTTCAAATGAAGCAGAAAGAAAAACCAAAATTTGAATTACCAAAATCTTTTGACATTGACGTTGAAACTGACGAAGAACAATTCCAATCTGAAGTTGACAAAAGAAATGTAATTAATTTGATTATTCAAGGTGAAGCAAAAAAAGGTCACTATTCATTTATGAAACCTTCATATATGAATAGTCTCGAAGATATTGACCCTCAACTCCCAACCTTATATAGACAAGTAATGGCGGCAAATGATTTGTTGTATTTTACAATGGAACAAATGATTGAAATGATGAGCCAGACGGGTTCAGGTGTTGCGGGTAAAATGAAATTAGAAGATGCCGACGATGATGAAGGTGGAGAAGATGCTCCTGATACAAAAATTGTTGCAAGCGGAATTATTTTCCCTATTCTTCTTCATGAAATTATTAAAGGTTTAGAAGAGGCACCATCAAGAGCTCAATTTGCTGAAATGGACCCTGAAAGGGCTGCAAATGTTATGGGGCAAACTGATATTTTATCAAATGAACCGATGCAATTAAGGCTTGGGCCTGCCGTTATTGAGTCAATTAAATTTGTGTTACCTGATGAAATGTTTGAACCTGAAAATGTGGCACTTAATCCTTGGTTCAAAAGAGAACTTTATAAAATCCCGGCAAAAGAATTTTTGAGCTTGGTTGGTGATGCAATTTCTGAAGATTCAAAAGATAATGACAAAGCAAAAAGAAGATTTACTGAAATTATGAGGGCCGCTCAAGATGCTAAAAAACAATATGATGATTATAACACTGGAAAGGACCAAGAAGATATGGACGACTTTTTAGCAAGTTTATAATGTAAATAGATTTAAAATTGAAACCCCCTCTAACAAAAGGGGGTTTTTTGTATTTATAAAAAAAAGTCAAATGTCTTTAACAAAAGAACAAGTTTTATTGGAATATGGAAAGTGCATGAAAAGTACACCATATGCACTAAAAACTTACCTACAAACTTACGATAACACATCTTCAAAATATGTTCCACTCGAACTATTTCCTGACCAACAAACTTTGATTGAGGATTATGAAAACTTCAATGAAAATATTGCATTAAAATACCGTCAAGCTGGCGTGTCTACAGTTACTGCGGCATGGGCTTCTAAAAGAATTGCTTTTGCAAAGAAAACAAAACCTGAAAAGATTTTGATTATTGCAAACAAACTTGACACTGCCGTGGAAATGGCAAATAAGGTAAGAGGATTTACCGAACAATGGCCATCTTGGACAGGTATTGGATTTTCAGCTGAGAAGAATTCACAAAGACACTTTAAATTAAATAACGGATGTGAAGTTAAAGCGGTTGCAACATCAAAGGATGCGTTGAGAGGTTATACACCAACAATATTAATATTTGACGAGGCTGCGTATATCGAAGCTGATTCTGACTTTTGGGCGGCTTGTATGGCATCCCTCTCAACAGGGGGTAAAGTAATTGTAATTTCAACTCCAAACGGATTTGACGCAATATACTATGAAATCTATGACCAAGCCCTTAGAAATATGAATGAGTTTAAGGTTTCAGAAATGGTTTGGTATAAAGACCCAAGATATGCAAAGGATTTATCTCTTATTAAGGTTACTGATATTATTCATTTTTATTTAAATAGGGAAGAATATCCCGAATTTGAATCTGTAGATTATGCATCAATCCCATTTAAAGAAAGAAATTTTGAAGATGTTAAAGATTTAATTTCTAAAGGATATAAACCTACTTCTTCTTGGTATGAGTCAATGGTTAAAAAACTCAAGTATGATAGAAGAAAGGTTAATCAAGAATTGGAATGTAAATTTCTTGGCTCAGGAGATAATGTATTTGATTCTGAGGTACTCCAAAATTACAGAGAAAATTATATAAAAGAGCCTGTTAATAAAATGATGGGTGGAGCAATTTGGATTTGGAAGGAGCCTGTTATTGGTCACAAATATATTATGGGGGTCGATGTTAGCAGGGGAGATAGTGAAGATTTTTCCTGTATTCAAATTGTTGATTTCGATGAAAGAGAACAAGTATTTGAATATGTTGGAAAACTTCCACCTGACACACTTGCCGAAATTTGTTATAAATGGGGTAATATGTACTCGGCTTTTATTGTTATTGATATAACAGGAGGAATGGGTGTGACCACCGCAAGAAAACTACAAGAGCTCGGATATAAAGATTTATATGTTGATGGAGTTGACCATTTTAATAAATGGAAATATGACCCAAAAACTCAAGATAAAATACCTGGAATTAACTTTAATAATAAAAGGGTACAAATTATCGCATCTTTTGAGGAATCATTAAGACACAATTTTAAAATTTATTCTTCAAGATTGTTAAATGAAATGGGAACCTTTATATATATTAATGGAAGGCCTGACCATCAAAAGGGGCATCACGATGACTTAATAATGTCAATTGCGATGTGTACTTATGTGTCAGAATCTTCATTTACATCAATATCAAAAGTAACACAACATACAAAGGCAATGTTAGAATCTTGGCAAGTTTCATCAAATACTCAAAGAAGGTCAGATTTTTTTAATCCTGTTATGGGTGATAGTAAACAAGTTCAAAATCAGCCTACAAAAAATGATTACATAAACTATAATTGGTTATTTGGAGGACGTAAGTAATGGGTTTACAAAGAAGACCGAAAACAGGTAGAAAATTCGACGGTAGTAAAATGATTATCCAAAACAATGGTGTAAAAACTGTTGTTACTAAGGAGGTAATTGAAAAAGTTGTACCTCCAGTCGCTGGCCCTAACGTACTTTTAACACCACCTGTAACCCCTAGTAATACTCCTACTCCAGCTATTACACCCACAAATAGTTTAACTCCTACAAATAGTAGGACACCTGATGCTACACCAGATTTGACCCCAAGTCAAACTCCAACAACTAGTATAACTGCTTCTATAACCCCAAGTACAACACCAACAATTAGTGTTAGTCCGTCAGTCACCCCAACTAAAACACCAGTAAAAACACCATCTAATACTAGAACACCTGAACCACCATTACCTAGCAATAGTCGAACCCCTACCAATACACCCACAACCTCAATTACACCAAGTCAAACTCCAACAACCTCAATTACACCAAGTCAAACTCCAACAAATACAGCAACACCAAGTCAAACTCCAACAAATCAGGGTACTCCAACTCCAACAAAAACACAAAGACCAACCCCAACTCCAACACGTACTCCTGACCCTAGCCCACAACCTAGCCCAACGCCAAAAGTTACACGAACCCCAGAAAGAACTGCAACCGCAACTCCAACAAACACAAAAACTCCTGGAGCAAGTGCTGATGTAACCCCAACATCATCAAGAACTCCAAGCCCAACAAAAACACCAAGAACGACTAGAACTGCTCCAGAAAGCCCACTACCATCTCAAACCCCACCACCAAATCCAAGTAATACTGCCACACAAACACCAACACCAAGTCCAACAAGGACTAGACCTTCAAATTTTAGGTGTGATTGTTGGTTAATTGAATTAAGGAACGAAGATGGCGAATGTACGCCCGACAATCCTAAAAATACTTTTTTTGATTATAGTTATTATAATTGTAATGGTGTTTATATAAAATTACAAGGTTGTCAAAACCAATCAATTTATGTCACAGGTAGTCAACCTGTACCTGAAAACGATAATGTACAAACAAGAAATTTTGGACAGGCGGGAGAAGGAATCGCTTGTCCTAGTGGTCCACCTGCTTCACCACTAGTAACACGAACTCAAACACCAACACGAAGAGCTACCCCAACTGCAACGGTAACTCCTACATCAACACCTAATATAACACCTACTAATACTGTTACTAGTAGCTCAACCCCTACAAGAAATCTAAATTCTCCTACCCCTACATCAACACCTACACCTTCACAAACACCCACATCAACTCCGGCTTCAACACCTCCTCAAACACAGCCAGTTGGAGTTACTCCAGCCGCTACGGCAACTCCGGCTTCAACTCAGACTCCAACTAAGACTCCAACTCCGACTTCAACAAAACCTTTAGGTCCTTGTGTTGTACCAACAACAAGTCCAATAAGGGCCTTACACTACGGATTTTTTAGTAACACATACCCCCTTGGATTAATTTGGAACTCTGCTTTTGATACTACCACTGCCTGTCAAAGATTTTTTGAATGGCAATCTTCTGGTAATGATGCAAATCCATCTCTTTATGCTGTTAGAACAGAGTCAGGAAATTGGCCAATAATCGGGGATAGAGTTTTTGGTATTAACCAAACTACTTGTGACTGCCCTTCAAATGGCTCTATACCTGATGGTTATTATTTTTATAATAATTCTAATTCTCAAGTGAGCCCGCCTAAGGTTGGAGTACCTGCTGGTGTTATAATTTTGAACTGTAGGGTTAGTGCCTTATTTGATTGTGTGGGCGTAATACCTGCAACTCCTTTACCTACTAAAACGCCTCCTCAAACACAACCAGCTGGAGTAACTCCAACGGCTACGGCGACTCCAACTTCAACTCAGACTCCAACTCAGACTCCAACACCCACATCAACACCTACACCTTCACAAACACCCACATCAACTCCGGCTTCAACACCTCCTCAAACACAACCAGCTGGAGTAACTCCAACGGCTACGGCGACTCCAACTTCAACTCAGACTCCAACTTCGACTCCGGCTTCAACTCAGACTCCAACACCCACATCAACCGTTCCATGTGTTAGACCAACAGGATTGTTAATTTTAGCAGTTACCTTTGATTGGAGAAATAATGGGGTTGTAGAATATGATTTCCGTAACATATATAGCCAACAAGGGACAACTTATTTAGACGTGTGTAATGCTTGGCAAGCGGGAACTGATAGTCCAATTCCTAATAACCAATTCACAGTTGGTAATCAAGTTGTAAGGGTACTTGCATATGAAGTCGGCAGAAGAGTATATGATTTTCAAAATACCCCTGGATGTAATTGTGTTTTAATAAATGGTTTTTATGCGGTATCATCCTTAAATCCTGCAAATACTTTTTCAAGAGGAGCATCAATTACAGTTTACACAATTATTGATTGTATAATAACAGCAATAAATACTTGTCCTTTACCCCCTTCACAAACTCCAACAGTAACAGCTACTCCACTTATAACTCCAACTAATACACCAACCCCTACATGCGTAAGACCTGGAGGTTTAACATCAATTTATTATGCAAATAGACTTTATCAAAATACTGTTAATGGATTACCTGCTGGAGGACCATACAATTTTGGTGTGACATCTAATCAAACTAGTGTCGGTTGTCAAACCTACAATCAATATTTTCAACAGTGGTCACCCAATGGATGTCCAGTTGCAATTTTTGTAGGAGGGTCAGAAAGTGCCTGCGGAGGAGGACTTGTTGATGTAACAAATTATAATACTTTATATAATTTTAATGAAAGCGACGTAAATTCACCAGCATATTATCCATTCACACAAAACGTAAGTACTTTCTATACTAACGGTAGTACTAGTTGTGGATGTGGTAATTTTGCAGGTAACGCTAACATGTGGATAAATGCCACAAACCCATTTCAGCCAATTACAAATTCAAGTGGTGTTTGGACAATTAGATTAGACCCATCGACATGTAAAGTAATTGAGATGAATAAGTGTTCTACCGCACCTCCAACTCCGCAACTTTTATTAAAAAATATTGCAGGACAAAACCCTATACAAATCCAATTTGGTTCTACTGGTGTTGGCGGTAGTAAACCAAGCAATATGACTGCGTCTATAAATTGGAACGATTTTCCTGGAGGTTCAATCCCCGTAGTTGGTCCATTACCTACTACATCAACATGGTCTGTAGGAAATGCTAATTCCCCTTTGATACCATATACCTATACAAATACAGATTCGGTAAAAACTTTAGGGGTAACTTTTATAAACAACCCATCAACTTTTATAGGTGTTTATGTCAATACCATCAAACTCGTGAGGGTATCTGAAATTGTACCATCAAGTATAAATCCTTTCACTTTTACACTCTGGAGTAATATTAATAGAATAGACTTAGAAACATGTTCTATAGTTAATTTTAATGGACTTACTTATCCCCCTAATTTGACCCAATTGGTTATTCTAACCCATTTAAGTACAACTTTTAATTTAAGTTGGGCGGGAAACATGACTAATTTACAAAATTTTCAATTTGTCAGCTCAACATTTACTACAACTCTAAATTTTAATTTTTCCAATACAATTTTAACAAGTGGTGCTAATACCCTTGAAGGTTATGGTAGTCCAAGATTAGTTGGAAATAGCGTACTTACAAGTTTAACCTTAACTTTACCATCCTCTGTTAATACGTTAAATATTTTAACTATAACTGGTAATCAAAACCTTAGTACATTAACTATTAACGGTAACGTCGCAACCGGACTTTCAAGTTATACGGCTTTGCGTGAAATATATGTGTATGCTAATTCCATTGAAGTGTGGCCATTTGAAAATTTTAATTCAACAAATAATATTACCATCATTTATATGAACCTGAATACCCAATCTACAAATGCAAACAGAGGTTTTAGTTTAGGATTTAAAATGAATTTTACTAATTTAATTGTATTATCAAAATTAAGATTACAAGATAACAAAATTTCAAACTCAAATTCACCTTTTACAAATTTTGCTAATTGTGTGAAACTTACAGAATGCTGGTTATTCAATAATTTATTAACATTTATACCATCTTTACCAGTAATTGATTCAGCTTTAAATTTGGACTTGCGTTTTTATAGAAACTTGTTAAATACGAATACTAACCCAACTTGTATTCCACCTTTACCTATTAGAACACAAACACTTTATGCCGGATATACACCAAGCACAAACTTTAATGGAACTCAAGAAACAAATATAATACCCTCTTGGCCAACAACAGTTACTCTAAATAATACAAATATAAATACTTTTTATTGTCAAGGTGTTTCAATGACTTCTTGGCCTAGTACAATTTCATTTCCCACCGGAACTTCAAATTTGATAATATATTTGGAACTTAATCAATTAACAACTTGGGACTTTTCAGTTTGTACAAATGCAAAGCAAGTTTGGCTGAATAGACAACAAAGTAGTAATGGTCTCACACTATTTTTAGCAACACTTCAAAATGTTAACTTAGCAACAACTATGAACCGACTAGAGGCTAATTTCAACGCTGTTGATGACCCACAAAAGTTTTTCTACCCTTTAGCTTCAGCAAATTCAAGATTTTTTCCACCCTCTTTGATAATTCTGAACATTAGAGTTGCTCCTATACTTCCTGCAAATCAACCGTGGAGTAAAAATTTGTTCGCCTTTGGTGTTGTCAACAGCATAACTACAGTTAATTTACAAAACATGAGTTTAACTTCCGCATCAGTAAACTTCATATTAGACCATTTTTATAAACTTTGTACTACAACACCGGCAGGGGCTGCAACAACAATCAAATCCCAATCATGCGCCCCTAATCTTACTACTATATCCATTGACAATACTGTTATTTCTACTATATCTGCATCATATAATAACCAACCTCCAACAGCCCCAGCAAACGGACCAAATGGTATAATTGCAAAAACACAATTGAACTCAATAGGAGTTCTTACTCCAAATATTTAATAAACTTTTTTCAAAACTATTTATATCAAAAACAAATACAACTAATTTTAAATAATGGAAAATAATAAACTGACAGTTTGGCAAAGATTATCTCAAGCATTTGGACCAAATTCACTTCTTGGTCAAGATTATCCTACCTACAAGTATGATAAAAAAGAATTACTTAGGACAACCTCCAAGCAAGAATTTGAAAGAGAAAAACTTCAGGCTCAGCAAAATTATTACCTTGCGAATCAGTGGTCAAAAATTGAACATAACTTATATACTCAAGCGGTATATTATGAACCAACAAGATTATCTTCATTTTACGATTATGAATCTATGGAGTTTACCCCTGAGATTGGAGCAGCTTTAGATATATATGCTGAAGAATCAACAACTGTCAATCAAGATGGTTACATTCTTCAGATTTATTCTGAATCAAGAAGAATTAAATCAATACTAGCCGACCTTTTTAATAATAATCTTGATATTAACACCAATCTTCCAATGTGGACAAGAAACACTTGTAAGTACGGTGATAATTTTGTTTATTTAAAACTTGACCCTGAAAAAGGAGTCACAGGTTGTATGCAATTACCAATAATTGAAATTGAAAGATTGGAATCGGGTATGGGAGCTAAGTCCTCTGACTCTGAAACAAACCCAACAAAAAAACATACTAAGTTTAAGTGGAAACAAAAAGATTTAGAATTTAATACTTGGGAAGTTGCTCACTTTAGATTACTTGGAGATGATAGAAGATTACCTTATGGTACTTCGATGCTTGAAAAGGCAAGAAGGATTTTGGAAGCAACTTCTTTTATCTGAAGATGCAATGTTAATTTATAGAACATCAAGAGCTCCAGAGAGAAGAATATTTAAAGTATTTGTCGGAAACATGGATGACGCCGATGTCGAGCCATATATCCAAAGATTTGCAAACAAATTTAAGAGGGACCAAGTCGTTGACCATAAAACAGGAAATGTGGATATGAGATTTAATCAAATGGCCGTTGACCAAGATTACTTCGTCCCTGTTCGTGACCCAGCTCAGCAGTCTCCAATTGAAACATTAGCGGGTGCTCAAAACCTGTCAGAAATTGCCGACATTGAATATATTCAAAAGAAATTATTGACAGCTCTTCGTGTACCAAAGGCATTTCTTGGATTTGAAGAAACTGTAGGTGATGGTAAAAACTTATCTCTTCAAGATATTCGTTTTGCAAGAACTATTAATCGTATTCAAAAGGGCATGATTCAAGAATTAAATAAAATTGCAATTATTCACTTATTTATTCTTGGATTTGAGGAAGAACTTGGTAACTTTACGTTATCACTTACAAATTCATCTACTCAGGCCGACCTTTTAAGAATTGATGTATGGAAAGAAAAGATTCTTTTATATAAAGATTTGGTTGCAGACCCTGGTTCAGGTATTGCCGCAGTATCACAATCTTGGGCTAAAAAACATATTCTTGGATTCAGTGATGAAGAAATTAAACTTGACTTGCAACAACAAAGAATAGAAAGAGCCGTTGGTGAAGAACTCAAGAAAACCGCTGAAGTAATTACACATACAGGTTTATTCGATAATTTGGATAAGCTTTATGGTAAGAAAGAAGGTGAACCGGCAGGAGTACCAGCTGAGGGTGGTACAGAACCTGGAGGTTTACCCGCCCCTCCTGGAGAATCTCCACTACCTCCTGAATCTCCAGCACCTGAGGCAGGAGCCGGAGTAACACCTGAATCATTATCAAGAGATATGAACATTCTTTTGGAAAAAGACATGGTAGATGGTGATGAAATAATTAATTTGGGTAAAGCGAGAGAATCTTTGGTCGAAATGGAAGATAAATTGAACTCCTTATTAAAAGATTGATATTTATAATATAAAATAACAAAATGAGATTCGGAGTAATTAAAACTTTAGTAGAAAATAAACTTATCAAATCATTTGTTGATAAGAAATTGGTCAAAGATATGAAATTATTTGAGTCCAAAATTTTAAAAGATAAATCTTTTGCTAGACTCTATTTTATATATGATACACTAAAAGAAAACAAATCTTTGGATAAAGAAACCGCAATCTACATGATTGATGATTTGGTTAGTGAATCAAAAAACTTAAAAATTTCTGATAGAACAATGGAGGAAATTGTTAAGTGGACAAGAGGTTTAGTTAAAGAAAACAATTATACAATAATTGATAATTTAATTTATGGTGATGAATTAAATCCTGAAAAAAAATCAATTGCTAAAAAACAAATTGTTGAATCTTTAATAAAAACTCCAATAATTAAAGAATCCAAAAAAGTAGTTCCACTCAAGAGTATGGTTAAAATCGCTAACACAACTGTACAAAAAGCTCTTGAGGAACTTAACGAATCTGATAGAGAAAAAGTACTTTCAGTACTAAAATCAGAAAAAACTAAAGATTCATTTGATTCTTTAAAAGAGTCGACAATTTCAAAAATTGACTCCTTAATTTCAGAATCACAAGATGAACTTAAACCAATTTTGAGTGAAACCAAAGAAAGAGTTGAAAAGTCAGAATATTCTAAAAAAGAATACATAAAACTCCTCCAACTCAATCAAGGACTATAAATCAGATTTTTTTTTCTGAATATAGATTGCATTTTTTAAAGTCTCTCGCTTAGCGTCAGACTTTTTTTTGTATGTTTTTCTATCTTGTAATTGGTTAATTAATTTAGTTTTGATAACCTTACCTTTAAACTTTTTTAAAGCGGATTCAATATTTTTTTTTTTGACTTCTATTATTAGCATTTTTTTGACTACGGTGTTATTTTTTATTAGATTTAATATATAAATAAAAGGAAAGAATGCAAAGTTAATGAAGAAAGGAAAATCCTGTGTGCTGAAGGGGTACAAAAATTTAAAATGTTCATATGGAACAGTAGATGCAAAAAATTTAAAATCAATTTATCTTAACATACAATCTTGGGTTGAGCCGAAAGAATACTATGAAGATTGGTCAAAACAAGTGTCATATTTTACAAAGGTAGTTAAAAATTTATTATCTGAAATTATTGATAAATTTATATTTGAATCAAAATATATTGTCGACATGGATTTACGGACAAGTGGCATTGCGCTAAACAAACGCTCCTTTATGAATCTTGAAATTACTTTCTTTATTAAAGAAAAAGTTGACTTTAAATCAATAAGACTAAAAAATTCAATAAAGGACATAATAAAAATCATACAAAAAGAGGCATTCGAAAGTTCAAAATTATTTGATTTTTACTTAACAAAAAATGACGACAAAGTAAAAATGAATATAGTTTAATATTTATAAAGAAAATATTAAATGCAAAACTTTAAAATACTTGGTCCAAATGAGATTGGTAAAGGAATTCTAATTGAATATGATGCGGGTTATGTATCCCCAAATGAATTTTCAAATGATAAAATTATCAAAGAAAATTTAAACGCTTCAGATTATTCTAAACCATTTGAATTCTATGCCGTACTCCAAAAGTATAATACTCCAAATAGAAACGGTAGAATTTATCCTGAAGAAATATTAAAAAGAGAATCTGAAAACTATATTAAAAATTATATTAAAAGAGGTACTTCTCTTTCTGAATTAAATCACCCTGAGTCTTCTCTTATTGACCTTGACAGAGTTTCTCACATTATTACAGATATGTGGTGGGACAAGAATGTTTTACTTGGTAAATTAAAATTATTAACTTCACCAGGTTTTCACGAAAGAGGAATAGTATCAACTAAGGGAGACCAAGCGGCAAATCTTTTAAGACAAGGTGTAACACTTGGAATTTCATCTCGCGGAGTTGGGTCACTCAAAAAGGTAGGGGAACAAAACGAAGTCCAAAAAGATTTTGAATTAATTTGTTTTGACCTTGTATCATCCCCATCAACACCTGGAGCTTATCTTTTCAAAGATGAAAAGGATAGATATAAGTACGAGGAGAATATCCAAGAAGAAAAAGAACTAAAAGCTCAAAGAGATGCGTCTCAGTCTATTGATTTAATGAAAAAACTTTCCGATTATTTATCAAAATAAATAATATGGACGAAAAATATTTTGTAGCAAAAATTACAACAGACATGCCTGACTCAGAGACAGGTAAGATTAAAAAACTAAGACAAGAAAAATTAGTTAAAGGTTTTAGCCCAACTGATGTGGAGGCTAAAGTAACTAAGGTTTTTGAAAGTTACTCTGAAGATTGGAGAATCACGGCAATTGTCGAAAGCAAAATCGATGAAGTAATCGAATAATTAATTAAAAAATTGATTTAAAGAAAAGGGACATTTGTCCCTTTTTTTATTGCCAATCATAAAAAAAAAGTGTTTTTTAATAAAATGATATATTTATTAAAAAAAAGTATAAATGGCTGAAAAAAACCTAGTCGATGAAACACTAATCCAAATACAGAATTTGGAAGATGTGATTAATGAAAACGCAAAAGAAATACTTGCTTCTACAATGAAGGAAGAAATTAGCGAACTTGTAAAAGAGTCTATGAAGACTGACGAAGAATCTGAAGAATCTGAATTAGAGGAAGCGGAGGATGAACTTGAAATGATTGACACTGAAGACGAATCAGAGGAAGAAGAATCTGAAGATGAATTCGAAATGGAGGATTCTGAGGATGATGATGAATCTGAAGAAATGGATATGTCAATGGATTTTGATACAGAAGATGACATGATGGATGTTAAAGATTTAACCGATGTAACTGACGACAGTGAAATCTACAAAGTGTTTAAAGACATGAGTGATGAAGATGAACTTGTTGTTGTTCCAGATGGTGATTATCTCCATGTTTCTCATAAACCATCAGGTGACGAATATTTGGTACAAACTGAAAGTGAAGAGGACGAGTATGAACTCGAAGAATCTGAAGATGAAGATACTGAATATGAATATGAACTTGAGGAAGATAATTATATGTCAGAAGAGCCTGAGTATGAACTCGAAGAAGGTATGACTTCTGATATGGAAGAATCTGAAGGTGGATTTAACATCTCTGATGAAATGGGAGAAACTATCTATGAATTAGAATTGGAAGAAGAATCTGACGACGAATTTGAATTCGAACTCGAAGAAGAATCTGAAGAAGATAATGAAGGTTATGGAATCTCAGAAGCTAAGTCATCTAAAAAAATGAAAATGGAAACCAAAAAGAGTATGAAGCCTAAAGTAGGTAAAGGAGCTCAAACAGGTAAAGCGTCTAAGTTCTCTTATAAGAAGTCGAAAGGCGGATTTAAAGAAGATATGAGACACGCTAGTCCAACTAAAGGTACAGGTAAACCTAAATTTGAATTCAAAGAAGGTGAAATGGACCTTTCAAAATCGACTAAAAAAGAGGCTGCAGCATTTGGTGGAAAGAAATCTGAAACTAAAGAGGCGGCTCGTACTTACGGAATGGGTTGGAGAAAAGGAGCATTACCAAAAGGAGCTAGAACTGGTTCAAAAATCGCAAGACAAGATGAATCTGTTATGGAAGAAGTGGAAATGCTTAGAGCTAAAAATGAAGAGTATAGAAAGGCACTTAATTTATTCAGAGAAAAATTAAATGAAGTGGCAATCTTCAATTCAAATTTGGCATACGCAACTCGCTTGTTTACTGAACATTCAACTTCTAAGCATGAAAAAATTAACATTCTTAGAAGATTTGATTCGGCAGAAACTCTCAAGGAATCAAAAGCATTATATAAGACAATTAAAGATGAACTTTCACAAGGTACAAAGTCAACTCCTATCAGTGAATCTATTGAAAGAGTAATTGACAGAGAACCACAATCAGGTTCCGCAGTTAACTTGATTGAATCTAAGACATATGAGAATCCTCAGTTCCTTAGAATGAAAGACATCATGAGCAAAATTGCAAAATAATAAATAAAAATAAAAACCAAAATAAAAAATGGGAGCATTATTAGAATCAGGTCTCGTTGGTAACATAGGTCTTAAGCACCTTAAAGTTATCAAGGAAGATACTATCAACAAATGGGATAAATTAGGGTTCCTTGAAGGCCTTCGTGGTCACCTAAAAGAGAACGTAGCTCAGTTATATGAAAACCAAGCTTCATTCTTAATTAACGAAGCATCGTCTACTACAGATTCAGGTTCATTTGAAACTGTTGTATTCCCAATCATTCGTCGTGTATTCTCTAAGCTTTTAGCTAATGAAATCGTATCAGTACAAGCTATGAACCTTCCTATCGGTAAGTTGTTCTACTTTGTACCTCAAATTCAGGGTTATTCTGCTGCAACTCCAACATTAGGTGGTTCAGGACAAGCTGGCCACAGAGCACCTGTAGGTTCACCTGGTAACTACCCTGGTAATCCTGATGCTGGATATAGTCCAGATTCAACAGCATTTACTAAGAATCTTTATGATGCATTTTATGAAGGTACTGAGCCAGGTTTAAATCCTCCAGGTCTTTTTGATTACTCAAAAGGTTCTTGGTTTTGGGTTACAGGTTCGACTTCACAAGTTGTTTGGAGCTCAGGTGCATTGACACTATCAGGTTATGGTGGTGGTGAATACCGTAAAGTTCTTTTAATCATGACAGGTTTCACAAATGCGGGTGAAGGTAAATTAATTGGTCCTGAAGGTCAAGAAATGGATACTGAAACATTCTTGTCTGATTTGACTCTATTACCAACATCTAATTTGGCAAGTGCTATTGTAAGTGCTGGTGGTAGTAGCACTACTGCAACTCCACTTTTGTATCGTGTTGTAACTCAACAATATGGTAAAGGTATTGTTCAGTACGGTGCTCAAACACAAACTGTATGGCCAGGTGGTACAACATCTACTGGTGGTAATGGTGGTTTCTATAATAACGTTTGTAGTCAAGATGGTTTAATTTATCTTGAAATTGACTTACAAGTACCAGCTTGTATTTCTTGTGGTCAATCAACTCCTGATGGTTATACTGGAACAACATTTGCGGCTGGAACATTTACAGCAAATACAGCAAACCAAATGGTAATTCCTTATTGGAAGCGTTACCAAGAACTTGAATTCGAAGACAAGATTGGTGAAGTATCTTTCAACCTTGAGTCAGTAACAGTTTCTGTTACAGAAAGAAAGTTGAGAGCACAATGGTCACCAGAACTTGCTCAAGACGTTGCAGCATTCCACAACATCGACGCTGAAGCTGAATTGACAGCTTTATTGTCAGAACAAGTGGCAGCTGAAATCGACCGTGAAATCCTCCGTGACCTTCGTAAAGGTGCGGCTTGGACACTTCGTTGGGATTACAACGGTTGGAAGCGTCTGAACAACCAATCTACTCCTTACACTCAGAAGGACTGGAATCAAACTCTTATCACTGCAATCAACCAAATCTCAGCTCAGATTCACAAATCTACATTGAGAGGTGGAGCAAACTGGATTGTTGTATCATCTGAAGTTTCTGCAATTTTCGATGACCTTCAATATTTCCACGTTTCTAACGCAGCTCCTGAGCAAGACCAGTACAACATGGGTATTGAAAGAGTAGGTACATTGGCAGGTCGTTACCAAGTTTATCGTGACCCTTACTTCCCAGCAAACACAGTATTGTTGGGTCACAAAGGTACGTCACTTCTTGACACTGGTTACATCTACGCACCATACGTACCACTTCAATTAACTCCAACTATGTACAACCCATTCAACTTTACACCTATCAAGGGTATTATGACAAGATACGCGAAGAAAATGGTGAATAACAGGTTCTTTGGCCGTATTATTGTTGACGGTGTACGCACATTTGATTTGAATGAATTGAGATAATCAATTTAATGAATAAATTAAAAGGTCAGAGAAATCTGACCTTTTTTATTTTTTATTAAAAAACTATTTATTTTTTGGATGAATCATATATTTATATAATATGAAAAAATATGAACCAACCCAAGATGAAATAAATTTGATTGTTGAGATGTACACCAAAAAATCATTAGGTTCCTCAACAATCTCGGAGAAAACAGGTTTGAACAAACAAATAATATTGAGGATATTGAAGGAAAATAATGTAGAAATGCGTAAATCTGGTAGAATTTTTATTGGGGGAAGACAAGTTGCGATGGAAAAATATGAGTCTAAACCTGAAACAAAAGAAAGAAAAAGAAAAAATTATGATAAATGGTATTCAGAAAATAAGGAGTATCGTAAAGAATATTTTAAAAAATGGAGAACTGATAATGTTGATAAATGGAGAGAATGTAAACGAAACTATGAAAAAAACCGTAAAGCGACAGACCCAATCTATAAACTTATTAATAATTTTAGAACCGCAATCTATCAAGTATTGAAAGAAAATAATGTTCAGAAAAACGGTCACTATTTTGAAGTTCTTCAGTATACTCCTGATGAGTTAATTAGTCATTTAGAAAATCAGTTCAAAGATGGAATGACTTGGGATAATTATGGTAATTGGCACGTAGACCACATACTTCCAATATCTATACATAATATTCAAGAAATCGGAGATGATGAGTTTATGAAATGTTGGTCCTTAGGTAATCTCCAACCTATGTGGGGTGAGGATAATATTAAAAAGTCAAACAAGGTTTTAAATCTCTCCAATAACTCTTAATGCCCTTGAAAGTGCTTCCGATTCATCTAATTTATATGAACCTCTATTATATGCGGATTTACATGCCTCAACTAAACAGTATATTGCTTGCTCTCTAGTCAAATTATTTAAGAATGAATCTAATTGTTCATTTGAATTATAATTAATTGAGTCAAACAAAACTCCTTTGCTATCCATTTCATTTAATTTTTTTAAAAGTTCTTGCTCTAAATTTTCATGTTCCATTTTTTTAGATATTTATCTAAATATAGTCAAGAAAAATTATGAAGGGTAGTTTAATAAAAGAGGTAATAAAAAACATTTTTAACAACTCAATAAATGAAGCGAGTACTACAATAACTTCAGGACGATATAATGGACCTATAGAAATTGGTATGAAAAAATGGAGTAAATCAGAACTTGGCCCATTTGACCAATTTGTCAACACTGAGGCAAATAGAAAAAAAATTAAAAGTAAATTAAAGAATAATATAGAAAAGGTTGTTGGTATGTGGGAAAAAGGTGAGGACGGAACATACAATATTGAAACTGAGGATACTCACACTGTTAATGAAGACCTTGCAGTTTGGTTCGGTACAAAAAAGAAACCAAAAGGTAGTAAACAACCTAAGGGTCCTTGGGTTAATATATGTCGTAAAAAAGAAGGTGGGGGACATCCTCCTTGTGGTAGACCCGAAGCCGATTCAAAGGGATATCCAAAATGTAGAGCCGCTGGAGTTGCCTCTAAAATGACCGACGCTCAAAAAAAATCAGCATGCTCTCAAAAAAGAAGAGCTGAAAAGACAAAACCAAAAACTGGTACTGGTAATAAACCTACTATGGTATCCTACAAACCTAAGAAGAAAAAAAGTCAAAACGAATCAGTAATCAAACAGTTAATTTTAAAGTCACTTCGCTCAAAATGAAACTTTGTATAAAATATAAAAAAGGATTGGTTGAAAAGTATCAAATTGATATTATTAAAGAGTTTATTCTTACACTACAAAAAAGTTTTCCATTAGAAGGTGAACTTGAAATATTATTCTTAGACGAAAGGAAGGGTAAAATGACAACAGGGTCATTTAAAAATAAAGAAAACAAAATTAAAGTTCTTTTTAAGAATAGAATGCTTGCCGATATTTTAAGAACTTTATCCCATGAATGGGCTCATTGTTATGACCATCAAAAAATTCATATAAAGGATAGAAGAGATGTTGGTGGGGAGTCTGAAAATTTTGCAAATGAGAAGTCAGGAGCTTTAACCAAAAAATTTGTTAAAAGCAATCCTGACCTACATAAAGACTTGTTCAAGTAATTAATTTAGGGGCACTGAATTTAAAGCCAATTCTATTTTACTATAGATATTAGATAAAGAATCTTTTACTCCTTTCTTGACCTTGTATTCAATCTTTTTGGTACGACTTTCCATCTCAACCGAAAATATTTTTTCAAGTTTATCCCAATCTTTCCTTGTCAGACATATTTCGTGAGAATAATTTTTTTCAACTATTGTACCACTGGTTCCAAATAATGAAACAAATATATTTAAACGCTCATTGTAAATGTATTTGTCACCTGATACAGGAGCAATCAGAAGAAGTGAATCCTCAATCTTCAATAATTTTATACAAATAAAAAGAGCTGTCCTATCAGGACAAGTACCTTCAGTTTTATTTGACTTATAGTATTGATTGCGTAAAAAAATACGACTTTTGTAGTAGAGTTTTTTTAGTGGATTCATAGAAATAATTTTGATAAAGATACGTCAAAAGTTCTATTCTACCTAAAAAATGTTTTTAACAAAGAGTTATTACTTCATACCGACATTTCCATCCCTTATACTGTTTTATTTCACCTTTAGATACTCTATGTAAAGCACTATCGTTTAGATTATTTTCTAAACAAAAATTTCTGAGTGAAAAAAGTTTAAACTCCTCGCCTTCTGGGGATGTTAACCAATAAACCTTTTTTTCCACTGTTTCTCCTTTAGTTCTATTTAATATAATTGGTCCTTTTTGTATGTTTCTTTTTGTTTTTTTTCTAAATGATTGTATAGAATTTTTACTCAAATTGTTTAATTTACAATATTCATTTAAATTTTTAGTAACGGTTTGATTCATATATTCGTCATATATTACAAATTCATCCCTACCATCAATTTTTTCTAAATTTTCATATAAATCCAATACCATTTTATTCTCATCTTGATTAGTTGTTTTTTTATTAAAAAGTAAGTCAACAAAATCGGACCATATTTCCAAATCAGTTTCATTTCTTCCAATATTGGCAGCATAACAACATAGAACCACATTATCTTTAGTATAACCTTTAGTTCTATCTAATCTATCTATTGAAGGTTGTTGGGGGTGCTTATTTATAAGGGATGGTCGCATAGGTATTTTAAACCAATGACATAAACCATTTTGGGTTTCAAAAATCTCCAAAATATCATCTGATGTTAGGGTATTTTCGCAACTTCTATTTTTTGAATGCTGAATTAGAATATTGGCCCAAAGTCTAATTTTTCTTTCTTGGTACTTTAATTTTTCTTTTCCCTTATTTTTAGTATCTTCTCTATATTTTTTCTTATTAACTTTACCAATTTCATTCACATGAAATTTACACATTAAAGTTTTTTGACTAGAATAAAACTCACTTATTGGTTTATATTCATTACATTTTTTACAAAATTTGGTTTCCATATATTATATAAATATATGGAAATTAGGATAAAGTGTATAAGTTTGTAAATTTATTTTTTCTTCCACTTACCGCCTTTACTTTTGTAATGTTTTGCGGCGGCTCCATTACAATATGCACTCGGACAAACTTTATATCTAGCTCTAGCCCAATCTAATGATGATTTCCACAAAGATGGGTTAGTTGGTACATTTTTTTTCTTTTTTTCAGTTAATTCACTACCTTCAGTCATAGATAATGCAAGGGCTTTATTTGGATTCATTCCATTAGCCTCATCGGCCAATGCTAAATCTTTTAGTCCATCGTCTTCCATCATGGTCATTTCCTCTTCATCTGATTGGTCATTTAAATCACCTTCATCGGTGGTTTCATTCATTAAAAAATCAAAAACTTGGTCCATATTATTCTTTGCCTCGGCAATGTGGTCTTGAGCCCAATCGTGACCGTTGTCCAAAATAGAATCTATTTCATCTCTATTTTTACTTAACAATATATCACATTGTCTTCTCATTTGTTCTAAATTAGAGAAGAACATATATCTATCGGAAGATTGTTCTTTTAAAACATTAGTAATAATGTTTTGTAATTCCGTTTCAGTTAATCGTATTATTTTTTTCATATTAATAAATATTATGAGGACAAGTTTGATTTTAGGTTATTACAAAGGTGAATAAGTGCCTCCTCAACATAAGATTCGATAGCACTGTATTTTTCAAATAAGTTTGTTCCTTCTTCATTGTTAAAATTACATGCTTGATAATCACCTTCCATATCACAATAGATTTCACCTTCAAAAATCTCTTCATCCAAAGTATCATCTTCCTCAGTTTGGACAATTATTTTACCTGTGTGGATGATTTCCATTTCTTCAGGATTTTCTTGTGTTGAGTTATACTCAAATTCAAGATTAATGTCCCCTACACTACCCATATCCATTTCTTCTTCAGGAACTGCAGCGTACTCATCAAAGAAAGTTTGTTCAACACCTGACAATTTCTTACCCGATGCAATTTTTCGATTAACCATCATCATGATTTCATCAGTATTTAAACTATCTTGGGATATATCATTTAACATTTTCTTTTCAATGGATGACAATCCTTCGTAACCAACTTGACCTATTTTTTCAAGAAGCGGATTTAAAAGTTCAGGATATTTTTCTCTTATTTCTTTGATGATTAATTTAACATAATTAATCAATTCTGATTCTGTTAATCGTATTTTCATTTTCTGTTAACTATTTGAAATTTAATCTGTTTTTTATAAGTATCTGCCGCACCATCAGAATAAACTTTTAAATCAATGTAGTATTCATTGGGTATTTTATCTCTTGTGTCAAACATAAAGTAGTATTGATTGTAAGACCTATTAACTCTTGTCCAGTCTTGAACTTCTACTTCAGTTTGACCTTCTCTTACATAAATTCTGTAATATACTTGGACTCTTTGTAAAACTTCGTTTGTTGTGTATGCCTTTTTAAGGACAACACCAACTTTTCTAACATCGGTATTAATAATTTTTTCATCTTGTTTAATACCGTAGTAATCAAATCCATAAAGAATTGGGTCTTGACTGTCAGATGAAAGTTGTATTGTTTTTTGATATGGTAAAAGTACTGTTTGATTTGTAATATCCTCAAGAGCAATTCCGTTGTAGGTTAAACCTGACCAAATATCATAAATTGTACAAGGTACGCTAATTGTATTTGATGTAATTGCAGGAACGGTTATCTCATAAACCCCCGTAGTTTTTAAACAAGATGTAATTGGTCCTTGTAAAATATTTTCATTTGAATCTACAATAATTGCTGATGGAGGAGTATCTAAATTTGTTAATATTCCATCTATGTTAGAATACAAATACAATTTATTTATTCTGTTTTTACTGAATGTATTTCTATCATCTGATATATAATCATCAAAGGTTGTTTCCAAATACGGCTCGTAGAATGTTTGAGTATTTCTACTAAAAAATCCAACTGAGTAATTTTCTGTAAGTCCTGTAATTAGTTCAAGTTCAGGGGGAAATGCAATTATCCAACCCGTACTTCCTGTAGTCCCTCCCGATAATATTGAATTTATTTCATTTGTCATGTCAAATTCGGCATTTTCATTACCAAATTCAAAATGTTGAGTATCAATAATTGTAAGGGCTGAAAACGGAGTCGAACCTGTATTAACATTTGAATAAATTCCTGGCTCAGTCCATCCTGATAGTGTATTTCTTTGGTAAAAATTTGAAGGTCTTTGTGAGTATGCACTATCTTCAGGGGTAAAGTTTGTTGGGGAAAATTGACCAAATTGAGTATTAGTTGTTTTTTTAACATCATAATAATCATATCCAACTCCCTCATCCCAAGTTTGTGGTAATCCCGTTGCGCCTGATGTTAAAGGAATTCTAATTAAATTTAAATCAAATGAAGTCGCTCTTAATTGAGCCCTGTCAAATGACGAAGTATTAATCATTTTTAATTTGTGAGTGATACCACTAAAACCCGTACACCCAGTTGATACAATACCCGATTCAATTTTTTCAATTAAATCAGTTAAGTCCAAATCGAATATGAATCTACTATATGCCGAATCCCTCAAAGTATCTAAAGATGAACCAAAATAAAGTTGAGTATATGGAGCCCTTCCGGTATTTGTAAAACTACCAGATAGAAGAGTATTGTTTCTTGAAAAATATGAAAAATGTATTGACATTATCTTTTATAGATAAATATCAATTAATTCGAATGTTTTGATTTAATACATTCTCATCATAATTATTAAATTCTGCCTGAATTTGGTCTGGTGTAACTCTTTCGTAAGAATCTTCAGATGGAGGTAATTGATGGTATGGATGAGAGTGAGAAACCAAAAATTTAACTATTAGATTTAGTAACTCTTTCAATTTATACCCCCTAACTAAAGGTTCAGTATTTGGTATTATATTATCAAAAATTTGTTTATCTGAAAAACCGTAAATTGTATTTTGGTCAGAATCAGAAATTACATCCATTAAAATTTTGTTAGCACCAGGTATTTGGGAATCTTGCGATATTAACATTATTTTACTGCTCCCAAGAATAGAGACGCTAGTTTTATTATTTATGTATTCTGATTCTCCTGATATTTTTTTTAACTCCGAAACTTTTGAAGTTCCCGCTTTGTTTTTTCTTGATACTAATCCATCACCTGTACGTTCCAAAGAATAATTTCTTGTAAAGTTAACCCAAGATATTAATCTTTTCGCATTTTGTATGGTACTAAAAGCGGATAAACCTTGAGAATAATCAGGAACAGTTTTTAGTATTCTATTAACGTTACTACTTGGTCTGTAATAAAAGGGAAAACAGTTTGAAATTGTTCTACCTGTAATCGGTATAGGTCCTTCTCTTGGTTCTATTTTCTCTTTATTTAAACCCTCAATCATGTAGTTTATAGTATCTGTTATTGCGCTCATAGGTTGTTGCCTAAAACTAACAGTCATTAATGCAGTTGGATATTTTGGGTTAATAAGAGTTTCTGAGGTAAACTCGTTGTTTTTTATATTGTATTTTTCTGCTATATCATAAATTCTTATAGCCCCGCTAAATCTTTCAAATTGATTCTCTAAGTTTGTGATATCATACTCTAAAAGTTTTCTAAGAGGACTATCATCAATTCTATCAACAATTGTTGTTGTTGGTTCAGATTCTATCTTTCTTGATTTAAAATATGAAATTTGTAAAAATCCTCTTTCTCTATTGGCCTCAGTAATTTTATTAGGAGACATTTCATTTACCTTTCCCGCTCTTAAAAGAACGGAATCTTTTTTTAATATAATATCTGAAGTACCTTGTCCATAAATTGCATTATCACACGGTTCTGCAAAAATTCCTTGTATGGGTTGTTTATATTTTTTTTGAGGATAAACATAAAACGTATCAGGGTTGAAGAAACGAAATGGATTGTTTTTTGTATCTATAGTGGTGGATTTAAACTCCTTTCCTGATACCAAATTACTACCCAAATTAGTTAATGCCTTTGATTGAGAATTATCTTCAAGATAAACGTTAAATGGGTTAGTTTTTGTAACTACGGTATAGAACTGTTCTTTTTTACCCCAATTGTTTTTTGCATCTGAATATATTAACCATACTGATTCTCCTGGTTTGGGGATAAAGCTCATGTAAGGAGGTAAAAGAGGCATAAAAACAAAAGGGTCCTTAGATGTGAATTTATGTATGTCGGCAACATCGCTCTTATTTTGATTTAACAGCCCGTCCCTACCCAAATCATCTAATATGGCTTGAATAGGCCAATCTTGAGGAATACATCTGATTCTTCCCAAAAGGAAAGTATCTTCATTATCTAAAACTGTAGATATATAAAATATTTTAAGACTTTGTCCTTCCATCATATTCTTTTAATATTGTATTATATGTTTGCTCGACTTTATCTAAATGCTTACTTAATTTAATTAAAGTGTCTTTGGTTAATTCAAACTCCTTGGATAATAAATCCAAAACTTTAATCAAATCTTTATTTGGTCTATTTTTATAATCTTTAATGATTTCTAAAATTTCATTTTCCATTTTTATAAACTTTTACCTGCGACGGTTATAAAAGAGTAAGGTGGTGGAAGTTTTACCGCAGCATTTACAAATCCATTTTCTTTATTTTCAGAATCAGTCGCTTTAATCACAGAATATATTTCTTGTAAAGCAAGGTTTGGAGTACCGTCAGGATTTGGACCAGTCGGTAGGCCAATTTTTTGTAATCCTTCTATTGATTTTATAAATGCTCTATTTGGTGAATATCCTGGTAATAACGTAGATAATGCTAGCAATGGAGGCGGTATTAAGTTTGGTCGACCTATGTTAACTAAACTTAATAATTGTAAAATTGAATCAATTACACTTTTACATTGTCGGTAATCCTTAATAAGTGAGGATACTGTTAGAGCAATAGAAACTAATTTTTCCAGCATTATAAATAACGCTCCCTTTTCATCTTTACTTATGTCAATTACAATGGCTCTGACTAAATTCCTTATATCTTTTTTAATTTCATCAAATAAGGTTTTTATAAATTCTGCCCCAATTTTTGAAATTATGTTTTTCATTAATTCACGGTTTTGTCTTATAAATGAAACTAAACCTGTGGCGTAATCATCATAATTCAATCCGAGTGCCTTTATCATCAAAACAAAAGGAAGTAAAACCTTGGGGGATAATAAATTGGATACAACAGCTTGAGGTATTTTTTTTACAAAACTTAAATCAATAGTTAATTTTAATTGGTCAGGATATGGGAACGCTAATTGCCATCTTGGGTCATTAGATAATGAATTAGATATGTTATTTAGAGCGTTTTCCATAGAATCCCCATTCTCAACAAAAGTCATTTCATCTTCAATAATGTCTAAAATTGAATCCACGTCTACAGGTAATTCAACATTATCACAAGTTTCAAATGTAACTACTCCCTTAGTTACGTCTTTTGTTGATTGCTCAACAATCATAGTATCTAAGTAAGTAAACTCAAAAAAACTATCTGTAGTGTCATCTAATTCTGGTGTTTTTGATTGACCCCCAACCGATATTTCTCTATCTTCATCAAAACATAACCCTAAAATTCTTTGGACCAACAAACCAAATTTAGTTGAATCATCAATTGTACCGGTTGAAAACCTCATTTTTATAGATACAACTCCAAGAACTGCTTCAACTAAGGCTGCAGTTAAAGCCTTAAAACTTATTGGGTCTATAGTTTTAAAATAATCAGATAAAAATTCAACAACTCTGTTTGGTCTACCATCTGGCCTATCCACCAAATAAACTAAATACCAACCTGAACCATCACCGTTTAAAGAGTTATATTGATTATACTCTATGTCAAATAGAGGTGATGTTGAATATCCAAGGTATTGTTGGTTACCTGGATACAACAAACTTAACTGTACAAATTCATTCTGTATCAGTTCATTTAACATACGATTTGTGCTTCTTGGAATTGAGTAAGGTGAATAAGGATTTCTTTCATAAAACATTCTACCTATTTTAGTGTTTGGGTCAATTTGTAAAATATTGAATAAATCAATAGAACTTACTTTAATATAGTATTGTCCAGCAGCGTAAGTCTGTTCATTATCACAACCTAAAGCCCTAATCATTTCTTCGGCGATAATTTCAATAATTTTTGACCGAAGACGTTTTATTGTTCTTATAAACTTTCTAATTAGAAAAGTTGCAGTTGCGGTACCAGACCCTTTATTTGCAAGAATTAAACCAATAAGTTGGTCAAATTGTGTTTGTACTTGTTTTTTTATTTTTGTTTCTAAAGACGCTTGGTCCAATTGAAACCTACTTTGATTTATATCGGGAGATAGTTGATTAGATTTTTGACTTGATGCTTGTTGAATTGCGGACTTTGACTCCAAAAAAGTCTTATAGGCACTTAACTTACTCTTAGCCTGCTCGTAACTATTTTGTAAATCTAAACTCATTATAAACTAAATTTTTCACCATCAGAGTTTATGTCTTTTTGAATTAAATTCTGCAACACATCTTCATCCATTTCAGTTATATCAAAACTATCTTCTTTAGAATTTTGTTTTTCCCAAATACCTGATTGTAATTTTGAAAGAGTTAATTTTTTTTCAACACAATCATTTATAATTTTTTGTTGTTTTTCAATTACAGGACCAATTAATGTCATATCTTCAGGTTGTTGCATCATGGAAATCATTTTATTCTGAATTCTAATTGCGGTTGACCTTTGTTCAACTAATTCATTATAGATTTCCTGCATTAAAGTCAGGATTGAATCTTTGGTGAAATTTATTTCTTTCTTCTTAGGTTTTGCCATATCAATAAATATATTTTTTGATTTTTTTAATCATCTTCAGGAAAAATTAGACCTTGATATATTTTTTTATATTTTTTCATCGAAGCTCTAATTTCTTTTGTTGACATGTTTGTTATCTCTCTAAGAGAAAGTAAAATTATATTTTTGTTGAACTTATTATTATCCGATGCTGGAAAAATAGACTCGTAATTTTCAAAAATGTCACTAAGTGCCAAACCCAATTTATATTCATTCTCGGTTAATTCATCATTTTCGAGAATTATTTTTATTGATGAAATAAGTTCAGGAATAATATTATCATCTGATACTGGTTCAATATCCATATAATAAATCATATTCATACTATTTTCTAAATCACCTGATATATCCTCGTAAGAAATTTTTCGATTAAATTCTTTTTGGTCTTTTAAAATTTGACCCATCAAATAATTCTTACAAATTGTGCCAAAATATGAGTACGCTTTCTTTTCCTTACTAGGCACAAATTTTTCAACCTTAGTCATTAAAAATGAATGAGTGTCAGCATGAATTTCGACAAAATCCATGTCCTTACGGTATAATTTGTATCTTCTAATTATTGATGAAATCATTTTATCTAATGGATATCTTAGATATTCATTGTAAATCTTATTTTTTTCATCAAAAGTAGTTGCGGTGAGGAACATCCTCACCGCCATCTCTTCTCTCACATCAAAATAGTTCTCATTTTGTGAGGACTTGGCTCTTTTAGGTTTATCAATTGATACCTCTAAAGAGCTCGCACTAAAAATCATCAAACCGATTCTGTATATTTTATGTTTCGGTCATCAGTAAAAAAATATTCTTTTTTAGCGGTTGATACCCAAAACTTAACTTCCTCTTCTGAAATTTTATTTGTACCGAATTTATAATCCCAAAATAAAGAATCTGGACGCATGTTAATATGTTTATAACCCAATTTTGGAATCGTCATCATTTTAACAGAATTATAAGTCATTCTAAGTAAAAATTCGTAAACAAATGTCAGTTTAATACTTGATTTAAATCCTCCAAAATCCTCAATTACACTTTTCTTAATTGCCATTCCTGCGGTTTGGAAATTCTGATAATTGTGTAACATATCATTTGTTAAAATTCCCATTTCTTGAGCAAAATTAGCCGCAAAAGTGGCTTCATTAGTAAATCCCGCAAAAACCGACTTATCATTAACATCAATCACTATCGGGAGAAATGATTCTACATCTGGGTAAATTTCAGAATATTTTTTTACATTGTTAAACCAAATTTGAGAGTATTCATCGTCAAATTCAAAAAATGAAATCCACTGAGAAGATGACTCCTTAATTCCAAGATTTATTTGGGATGAGTAATTTGATTCACCCTTATATAAAACTTTCTTTACATTTAGATTTTCAAAATTAAAAGAATTTAAATATTCAACAAGAGATTCTTCCTCTGTGTGAACAATTACTACTTCTTTTGGTAAAACTTTCTGTGTAGTAATCGAGGTAATTGCTTTCTTAAAAAATTCATCAAAATCTCTGATTTTACTACTGTGTAATGGTAAAATTACTGATATATTAAATGTGTTATCCATATTATGCGTTTTGTTCTATTTGTTGTTTATTTAATTCACTCATGAAATTTTCTATACGAGTGCCGATGTATCTTGCAAATGTTGTGGTTGTTGTATTTTTAAAATTTTCATAATCCACAAATTTAGATGCCGTTTCTTGACCTCCCTCGTAGATAGATTCTGCAACATTATCCTCAAGCCAGTTTTGTATAAACTCTGAAATGAAATCTACTATTCTAACTGAATCAGTAATCCAAATACCGTTATTTTCATTCATCCAAGAAGGAACAATTTTAGGAGCTTTCCCTAAAACAGGGACATTACATCTCATTGACTCAAGTGGGAATGTTCCAAATGATGAAACATCATCTACCCAAACTGACAACATACAATCCTTTAACACACTTGCAAATTCTTGCTGAGATAAACCTCTCATGTCTCTAAATGCAATCCATCTGTATTGAGGGAACTTAACATAGAAAGCCTTTATTAGATTAATCGAATCTCTTTGCTCTCTACTGTATATTGCAATTATTGGTTTTGGTGGGAATTTTGCTTTTTCAAAATGTTCAGAAATTGTTGGTTCAATAACATCGATAGAAACTCCTCTCATAACTGAGGAAATATATTCTTTCATAGTTTCTGAGGTTGTAATACATTTTGTAAAACCAAATTGAGTCCATGTTTGTCCTGGTTGAAGAGTTTCAAAAATATTGTCATATGATTGACATAAAACAATTTTAGCACATGGGAGATTAGCTAGTTGAGCCATAACATACCCAAAAATTTCGGGTACAATAATCGTGTCCTCAGGAGCTACTTGCAAATTCTGACCCTCAACAGATATGTGAGGTAATTCCATATATTTTGACCCGAGCCAATCCTGAACTCCAAAATAATCAGGTTTTTCATGCAAAATTGCCGAATTATACCCATCCTCTTTTAGCGTTAATGCCAAATCATAAATAAATTTGATTGATGCTCTTGCATTACCCTTTGTATCCTGTACAAAGAAATAGATTTTTGCATTCTTTGAACGCAAATTTTCAATAGAATTTTCTAAATTTTTAATTAAGTCACTCATATTTTAGTATTGTTTTATTATGTTTTCGTTTAGTAAAGTATTGAATGAAAGTTTAAAAGGTATGGTAGTTGACGACTTTGGTCCGAGCATTTCATCCATCTCTTCTCTTTCGGTCATCAATACTTCCATCATCATTTTAATCATTTCATATTTCACATACTTAATTTGTTGTTCGCTAGTACCACCCGATGAAGGTACTACTTCTAGATTTACCGCCTTTTCTATTTCATTCAAGTCGATGTAATAGTGTTCATTGAATAGTTTTAGCATTTAATTCTTTGATTTTATTTGAGAGCTCTTTCAAACTTGTGATGGAGTACTCAGAGTTTATTTCAGCATTATATTCTGTTTCGAATTTAATGACTTTATTAGGATAATTAATAAGAATATTGGGGTTAGAAGTAACTATTAAATCAAAAGAAGATAGTATTTCATCTGAAGTGAAGGAATTGAAAAATAAAACCCTTTCAATTTGGCAACCAAATTTTGAAAGAAAAAATAAAGTTGCGGGTTTGCTCTTACCTATTTCATCAGAAATAATCGTTAGTTCGTTGCCGTCTCTATGCTCAATATAAAAATCATTTAAATCATTAAATGATGTCATTTCAGTAGAACCGGCATGACCAAAAATGTGCATAGGAAATTCTTCATAAAGAAATTCAAATTGTTCTTCCTTAGATTTAAATTTAAAAAATTTACTAATATCTAAAGAATCAATCGGTTCAGTAATTTCATATTTAAAATCATCTACAATTTCCTCAACATCTTCATTTTTTTCTATTAGAAATTTTTCATAAACTTGTTTTAATTTTCCAATAGTATCCCTTAATACCCCATTCACATCTATTGCGATTTTCATTATTCGTATCTTTTTAAGATGTGACTAATTATTGGATTTCTCACAATGTCCTCATCGCCAAATTCGTGGATACCAATCTCTGATACATTTTTTAATCTTTCAATTGCATCATATAGACCTGAATCCTTAACATTCTTATATCTATCTGTTTGTTCTAAGTCACCTGAAATAAAAAATTTTGAATTTGTACCAATACGAGTTAGAAGAAGTTTCATTTGTTTTGGAGTTGCGTTTTGAGCTTCTTCAAAAATTAAAATAGTATTGTCAATGTTCATACCTCTCATATATGCTAAAGCAAAAACCTCAACAACTTCCATTTGTTTTAATTTTTCACGGGCTTCCTTACCTATAATCTTATTTAAAAGATAGTAAGAGGGGAAAATATATGGGTCAAGTTTTTCTTCCATATTACCTGGTAGTGAACCAAGTTTTTCTTCGGCTTCAACAGCAGGTCTTACTATAATAATTTTTTCATATGGTGTATCGTAGTCGGCCAATAAGTCTACGGCACATTTCATTGCGATATAACTTTTACCAACACCCGCAGGTCCTGAACAAATTGTTATTTGATTATCTTTTAAGGTGTCATAATATTTTCTTTGTCCTTGAGTTAAAAACTTATCTTTTGTTTTTTTTATTGTTGAGCAAATTTGGTCTTTTTTTGATATTTTTTGCCTGTATGCGGTTGATTCAGGTATAACATCTTTATTTTGTGTTTTTTTTCTTGTCATTCGTTAACTTTTTCGTTTATATATTGATTAATGTGCCGATTGCTTTTCACCTAAAACTATTATTTTTTTAATTTCGTTTGACACCATCTCATCAATTAAACTTTTGAGGGATATTGTAATACCTGGCCAATCAGGATAATCCTTTTTAAATTTATTAAAATTTGTAACATAGTAAATATGGTCACCAATCCTATTGTCATTCAATATTGAATATTTATCCCAAGTTTCCCAATAAGGTAATTTTTCAGAACAAATTTTATTAATTAAATCTATTGATTCTAGAATAGATATTGAATTGTCAATTCCTCCTCCAGCATTGTATATTTCACCTTGTTTTGGGTTTAAGTGATAATACCAAAACATATTTACCAAATCATATGAGTGTATATTATCCCTAACTTGTTTTCCCTTGTAACCAAATATTTTATACTCTTTATTTTGAACAATACACTTTATAAGGTATGATAAAAATCCGTGAAGTTCAGCTCCCTCATGATTTGGACCAGTTAAACAACCTCCTCTAAAACAAACTGTATTCATTCCAAAATATTTTCCATATTCTTGTACTAATATATCTGCAGATAGTTTAGATGAACCAAATAGTGAATGTAGACAATTGTCTATGGATAAAGATTCGTCAATTGACCCATTAAATTTTTTATCATCTAAAACATATCTTCTGTCATCTTCACGAATTTTAAGTTTATTTGGATTATCTCCATAAACTTTATTTGTTGACGTAAAAATAAACGAGGCATCTTTTGAATTTTGTCTTGTTAATTCTAAAAGATTTAGAGTTCCAACCGCATTTACTGAAAAATCAGTCATTGGTTCTTTTGATGCCCAATCATGAGAAGGTTGGGCTGCGGTATGGATAATTACTTTTATATCTTTAGAATATTTTTGAAAAATTTTTTGTAATTCCTCAAAATTTCTAATATCAACATTATAAAAGTCAAAATTATTATTATAATATTTTATTAATTTTTCTGTATTTTGTTCAGTGGATGATTCAGGACCAAAAAAATAAGACCTCATATGATTATCAATTCCGACAACTTTATATCCTTTATTTATAAAAAATTTTACCGACTCAGAACCAATTAAACCTGAACAACCAGTTATTAATACAATATTCATAGTAAATTATTTAGTTTTTAATATATAGATAATCAATAAAAATATTTGTATGATATCTATAACCTCTTTCTCTGAAGAAATCATTAAACCTTTCTTCAAAAAAGTTATTTTCAATACAAATAACTTTTATATCGTATTCATTAAAATTTATTCTTTCTAAAATTTGTAGTTCTGAACCTTCAGTATCAATAGATAAGAAATCAATTTGTTTCCTACTTACTACAGATTCAAATTTCTTGGCGTCAATTTCAATCATTTCCGAGCTACCTCCATAACTTCTCAATTCATTTATTATTCGATTATAATGTCTTGAATCATATGATTCTTGAATTCCGCTTAACATTTCTGAGTATCCGGATATAGAAAGAAAATTAACTCTGGTGTCTTCATTCCATAAGGCACAATTAACTTTTTGACACTTTCTATTTTCAATAAGTTGTTTAAAAACATTAGGATGAGGCTCAATGCATATCCCATCCCAACCAATATCCTCTAAAAGTTTGGTATTACTTAATGAAATACCATCGTGGGCTCCAATATCAACAAAAAAACCTTCAGTTTTAAAATTGAATAATTCATGTATTTTTTTTTCTAATTCAGGATTTGTGTATGACATATAATTTATTTTTTTATTAATTTATTTAACACTTCATTAACTCTGTCAAAATAAAAAGCGTATTTTTTATTGGCAATTTCATAATTTTCTATAATAGCATCTAATCTATCATAGTAATCTTTTTCAGTTAAATTATCTAAAATAGTATTTAATTGTTCTTTTGTGTCAAAAAATATAATACCTTTAGTGTTAAAAAACTCACTAATATTCGGACATCCCCAATAAATTGGAATAGTATAAGACATAAAACAATCAATAATTTTTTCGCTAATATAATTTACATTTTTAGTATTTTCTATTGCAATATGAAACATCGCACCTTCAAATAATTTATATTTTTCATCTACTGTAATAGATGGTGGAAAAAATAAATTATATTTTCTTTCTTTAATAATAATTGATTTAGTCTCGTGTCTAAGTCCGTGTCCTGGTAAAAAATTTTTTTGACTCATTACAGTACTTACTTGAAATTTTTTATTAGTATTGAATATATTGAAATATTCGGTTCTGTAATTGGCTCTTTTTCTATCTTCCCTTGTTAAAATCCAACAAGCGGCATATAAAAACAATTCTGAATTCTCACAGTTATCAATAACTTCAGGATATGAGCTTAAAATTTTATCAAAATAATTTTTGTTAATTATAATTTCATTAGAAATATAGTTTAATTCTTTTGGCTCCATACCTTGTATTAATACTAGTATGTCGTTATTTTCCCTATCAAAATTCATTTGACCCCCAAAATAACTTGGGTTAGGGTCAATTATTAATTTAATTTTTTTTTCGGTTTCACAACTAAAGAAATCACCTGGACATCCAAAAGGAGAAAAAGTTTGTATCATAATTTTTTTAAGTGTTTTCCAATTATTTTTATTTTATCCAAACCATCCCCCATTTTTCTTTTCTATGTATATCGATATCATCATGTATTGATAATTTTTCCCACACTCCAAACCTCTCAGGTTTTTTTAAGTACTCGTCCCCCTCAATATAACCAAATTCTTCATACCCCAAATCAATAAGGTGATTACAGGTTTTGTTTATATTAACGTATTGTTCCTCGGCCCACTCAAAACAAATTTCTTTTATTTTTTTTGATAATCCTTTAATAACTTCATATTCATACCCCTCAACATCAATTTTAACTAAATCAGGTACACCATAAGTCGCAATCAAATCATCTAAATTAATTGAAAATTTTTTTAAAGAATTGCTCCAAAAATATTGATTTGTAAATCTAGATGAATTAATCCATTCTTTAGATGCCGTAGAAATAGTATCAGCGTTACTAATAAAAAATTCAATTTCTTCGTTTGATTTTTCAGATACCAAATAATCCAGTATTATTAAAGATGAATTTGAATGATATTTTTTTTTCAAAAAATTATACAGATTAGGATTAGGTTCAACCAAAATTATTTTCGCATTTGGGTTTTTTTCCAAACACTTATCAGTAAAAAGGCCTTTGTTGGCTCCGATGTCAAAAATTAAGTTCATATTAATTATTTTTCCCAAAAAATACCACAACTGTCTATAACAGTAAACTGGCTTGTTATTTTATTTTTTATTCTGAAATCCTCAACTGCTTTCTTACATTTAGGTAAACAATAATCATCAATTATTATAATACCTGAATTTGTTACTTTATAATAACAACTATCAAAAACATCCATAGTAGATTTATACATATCACCATCCATCCTTAGAATTGAAATGTTTTTTATTTCGGTATTTCCAGGTAGAGTATCTGAAAACCAACCCTTCAGGAAAATAACATTTTCGTCCAAACATCCGTACAATTTAAAATTATTCATTACTTCATCCAAGGAAACCTTTAAAAAATCTATTGTGTGATGTTTATCTCCATAATCTTCAGGATGTTCAGGAACTGGTAACCCTTCAAAAGAATCTACTACAAAAATTTTTTTATCAATTTCATATAAATCACAATAAACTTTTGCAAAAATTGAAGCCCCACCTCTCCAAACTCCAGTTTCTACAATGTCTCCATCAATATTTGTTTCTCTTATTTTGTCTAAACAATTATGAAGGTTGTCAAGTCTTTGCATACCTATCATCGTATGAGCTCTTTCAGGCCAATCCAACCCCCCTAATCTTTTTGGGTTAATTGGTGTACCTAAAATATTAGTAATCACATCTTCAGATGGAATTTTTTTTGACTCAAAAAAATCATTTCGTATTTTATCATCATTCAATGTATCAGTTAAAACACGTTTAATAAATTCTAAATATAATTTTTTATCCATTTATTCTTTTTAATATTGTTAATCCGTTATTGTTCTCAAATTTTTCGTGAAGAACCCAATCTTCATTCTCAATTAAAAATTCATTAATTGCTGGCATTATACCAACAGTGTTAGGTTCTTTAAAAGTCTCTCCGTGAACCCCAAAAGTTGTCGTGTCGTGAAATACTAGATATTTTTTTACTTTTTTTGAGTGTAAACTTAATTCTTTTTTTAATTGATTATACTCATGGTAGGTATCTATAAATAATAAATCTGTTTCCTCAATCTCAACTTCTAAAACATTTTGTAAATTAAACGTGAAATCCACATCTAAATTTTTTGAATGTAATTTTATTTCGTCAAGTCTTTGGTTTACTTTATTCAAATCTAAATTAGTTAGGATATCGTAACAGACGACTTTTTTTGGTTTTGCAATTACAAAAGCCCAAGTTGAGCAGACATATCTTGTTCCCATCTCAGTTATATGGTCACAATCTTCAGCATACTTACGTAAAGTCACTAAGTGTTCATTAATGTCGGAGTTTGTTTTGACTAAATTTTGAAATATTTTTTCTGTTTCTACCATAATTTATAGTTTATATTTATTTTTTATGTATGTATTTTCTTGTGTTTTTTTTTCTGAAGAAATAATGTTTGTCAATTGATAATCATGTTGTGATACAAAAATCAATGGTTCATTTATTATAATTGGTTCTCCTAAAGTATCATAACATTTTTTGTAATAATCACAGTCCATTAGCCAAATAATATTTTCATCAAAAAATAATTTAAATTTATTAAGAATAGATATTACGCTTGGACTTCCTATTGTATTAACCCCATTTATAATTTTATCGGAATATATTGGATTCATTTTACCCCTAATCTTTGAAACATTCTCACCATAAAGACATCCGGTTAATAACCAACTTTTTTCAGGATTTGATTTAAATGAATTAACAATTTTTTGTAAAGTTTCACCATCGTACAAAAACTCATCTTGAAAAAGAATTTTAATAATTTCACCTTGGCATTTATTTAATGCGAAATTAATATTTGCGGATGAGTTACCAATTTTCTCATGATTTTTGAAATATTTTATGTCAATTTTGTGTTTTGAATCCCTTATAAATTCCTCAATAGTATTATTAATACTATGGTCAGAAATTATCACTTCAAAATTACTGTAAGTTTGTTTAGATATAAATTCTAGACTTTTTTGTAAAAAATTAACTCCATAATTTCCCATTTCGTACACGGGTATGGCAATTGAAATCATATTGTTTTATTTTTAATATATAAAGCGTCCCCCCATGTTTTTCCTTCCCAATTTGTCTCAACTCTCTCAAATCCAAACTCCTTTAAAAAAACATCAAGTTCCTCAACTCTTGAACAGTTTTCATAAACCTCATCTCTATTTATTTCTGATATAATGTAATCAATATGGTTTAAAGTTTTAACTGAACCTTTAAATACTTCCATTTCGTATCCTTGAACATCAATATTAATTAAGTTAAATTTTAAAAAATCTAAATTAATTTCGTCAAGTCTTCTCATTTCAACTTCTTCAGTCTCATTAAAGACAATATGGGGATATTGTATAGAATGAATTTTAGGTTTTAATATTGAGGAGGACATTCCTTGATTTGCGGATTCAACATTCATCACCACTTTTTTATTTTCATTTCCAAGAGCGCAATTAAAAATCCTTGATTTATCCCCAACATTTTCTTTTAATACCTTATAATTTTTACTCAAAGGTTCAAAATAAACTATGTTAGTTATACTTTCGGACTCATATAACGAATGTTCTTGTCCATAATGGGCTCCAATATGTATAACTCCTGTTATTTTCATATTGTATTTTTTAACTAAATTTTTAAAATCTAATAACATACTAATTTACCGTTTTCATATTCAACATTTATTTTATTCCAATCGGATTCATATAAATCTTCATAATCTTTTTCTCCCTGAGGACCAAACCATACACTAGGTACAAACACAACTTTATCCAAAATTGTATTTAAATAAGACCCCCACCAAGAAAAAGTTGAATTGGACATTATGTTTGTTTTACATAAACTAATCATCCATAGTTCCTCATAATCTTCTAAACCTTCTACTAATATTGTTTTTTTAAAATTAACATTCTCCTTAACCCAATCTTTATCATCAGAAAATATAAAAAGTTTATCATAATCGCCTATTTCATATAAACATTTTTCAATATAACTTATATCAATTGTTGGTAACATTGAACTTATTGTAAGATAATCACCTCTTCTTATATGTAAAGATATTGTTTTATCTAACTTTATTTCAGGATATTTTCTTTCAATGCCCATTAAAAACTCATCAGTAGGTGAAAATATTTTTTTAATTTCGTTGTCATAACCTAAAAAATTTTTACTACTTTGGAAGTATCCGTGAAATTCAATTGGCTTGTCTAAATTAAAATTTAATTCAGTATATACCCAAGGGGAATGAACTCTTTTAGTTTCTGAATTAAAATTAATAAAATTTATGTTTCTAAATATATTATCAGTATATTTTGTAGGCTGATTTGCCTGCATAGGAGTATATGCTTCTGGTTTAAATAATGAGGGTACGTTATTTTTCCATCCTTGGCATAAAGCGTGTGAAATTTGGAACATTTGATTTCCTAATCCACCCATTAAGGATGATGTCACAAATAAATTATGTTCTTTCATTTAATATTTGATATGGTTTTTTATTTCTTATTTGATTAACAATTTTTTGAACTTTATTTAAATTTACTTTATGGTCATTTATTGGATTATTTTCATTGTAAATATAATTTATATCATCCATAAATTTGTAGTGATTTAGTCCGCACATTTCAAGCATAGGAAACATGAATGATAAATCACCAGCAACTTCCCAATATTTACCATTCTCATCTTTTAAATCTTCTTGGTTAATTTTTTTCCATAAAAAAGATTTCCAAGTTCTAATGTGGGACATTGTAAAGACTGTATTTCTTATATCCCCAATGCTTTCAGGTTTTTTAGCAAACCCATTTCTACCATCACTATATTTAAATGAACCATTAGCCAACCAAATATTTTCATCTTTGTATACTTTGTCTATTCTTTGTAAAACATTTCTATCAGGTAACCAATCGTCCCCATCAACTTCTACACATATTTCACTATCGTCAATATTTAATTCACGAATTACTTGGTCGTAATTACCAGGTTGATACATTTTTTCTTTGTTTTTTATTAAAATGAATCGTTTATCGTCTCTAATTATACCTTCAATAATTTTTACAGTATTATCAGTTGATAAATCATCTGTTATATAACAAGTAAAATCTTTTAAAGATTGACTCATTATACTGTATAAACATTTTTCAATATATTTTTCACAATTATATGTTGTAGTTAAAATAATCATTGATTTAAAATTTTTAAATATTCTTCTTTTATCTTGTCCACAACATTAATAGAATAAAATTTCTCAATATCTGAAGGAACTTGATGTAAATCTTTATTTATGATATTTCCATTACTATCCACATTATAAATCCAACCTGGCTTACCACACATCCATCCTTCAATTGTTGTTCTACCCAAAAGTATACCTGCGGTTTCAGAACATTTATGAATATACTTGTCAACTTCTAATGTTGGTCCGAAATGTTTTACATGAGAATTTAATAAAATTTCATTCATATAATTTGATTTATTCTCACCTACAATCCAAAGTTCTTTATTGTTTGTTTTGGTGTATTCTATCAAATCTTTAATAGTATTTTCTCTCAAATAATCAATTGTTCCTACAAATAAAACATAATTTTCTGATTTTTGGTTCTTATTATAAAACTTTTTTTCGTCAATTGGGTTGTAAATCACCTCCACATTTTCTGAATTAATTGCAAATGAGTTGGTTATATAATTTTTAATTTCTTCCCTAATTGCAATATACTTTTTGATACTTGGATTAATTATTGGATTTTCTAATTCAATTACCTCTGAGTGAATTGTTGAGATTTTGTCGGTGGTTGGATATAATGTATTCATTAGCTCAACAATTGGTTTGTGTTGGCAATGAATGATATCAAAATGATATTCTTCTACTTTATAGAATTGATTAGGTTGTGAAGGTTGGGGTCCTTTATCCGTCATTACCATCCATTTACCATCACCTAATTTATATCCTGGAGTTTCTTTTATGTTTTTAACTTTAATACCTTCTTTTTGAGCTAACAAAACTAATGGTCCATTAGTTTCAGATGCCACCACAGTTACATTACAATTAAGTTTTACAAGATTTTTTGCCAATTCATACACATACATTTCAGAACCTGTAAATTTTTGAAAAAACAAGCAAGAAATCAAAACATTTAATTTATCATTTTCTCTGAACTTAGCCTTTGACGGCAAATTATCCGAGTATTTATCGGCAAAGATTTTTCTGTTTATATCCCATTGTTCATTGGTGGCTCCAATTGACTTATGAGTCAATCTTATATTTGTAATAACTCCTATTTTGACCTCAGAAATAAAGTTCTTAAAACAAAAATTAATATCGTATAAATGGAACCCACTTACGGATTCATCAAATTTTTCTTTAATTCTTCTTTTATCTATGGCAATAAAAACACCATCAACAACTACTACTTCTTTGATATCATTACCTAAAGAGTCCGCATATTTTGATTCCCATTTTTTTCCACCACTTTCATGATTTACAATACCATACATTTTTGACCTATCTTCCCACCACATTCCACTTGACGGCATGTGGGTTGTACCAGCCATACCTAAAATTCCGTAATCAGATTTTTCAAAATGTTTTACTAATTTAGGTGACCAATTATTTGTATCAAAATATACATCATCGTGGCATAGGACTACAATATCAAATTTTGATTCAGAAATTATTTCATTATAAACTTGAGATAAATTTTTTTCTCCATTGTTTACCTTTTCAATAACTTGAACTTTTGGATTACCTGCCGATTTTTTTAGGTACTCCTGTAATTGAGGGTTTGATACCCTTGTACTATATCCTATTGTAATCATATTCCTGTTGAGCCAAATCCGTTATTATTTCTATCTTTTGGTGATATCTCATCAACCATAACTAAATCAACATATTTTCCACTAATACAACTTGCAATTACACATTGGGCAACTTTCATACCTTTTGTAATGGTTACAGGGTGATTATTTGTGTTAAATAAAATAACTTTAATTTCTCCAGTATAACCTTCATCAACTGTACCAGGCGAATTTAAAACCATAAGTCCTTGATTGATTGCCAATCCACTTTTTGACCTTACTTGAATTTCGTGATTTTCAGGTAAATTAAACCAAACTCCAGTTGGTACTAAAGCTCTACCAAATGGACCTATTTCAATTTCCTCAGAAGAGTACACATCAAATCCACTATCTGTTGGGTAAGCATATGATAATTCTTTATCATTTTCAGAAGTATATTCTAAAGTTATTTTGGTATATAGAGAATTTAATTCATCTGCATCTATACCTAAACCCTCAAGTAATTTTGTAAAGTTAACTTGTTCATCATCTGAACCAAGTAAATTTTTTAAATCTTCGTAACTATTCATAAATTTTTAATTTTTTTAACTACTTCAAATACTGTATCCACATCTTTTTCACAGTATTCTTTTATTAAATCATATTTGTTTTCATTCCAAAACAAATGGTGTATTTTATCTCCTGATATTTCATCACTTTTTGGAGTCGGAATTCCCATTGAGACACACATAAGTTCTAAACTTGACAGTGCTCCAAATTGTCCATATTGCCAAATTTCTTTTGTGTCAATTGCTCTAATTTCCCAAGGCTTGGTATCATAACTTGGCAGTATTGATGATGGTTTAATTCCATTAATCATCATTCTTTTTGCAATCATCGGGATATCAAAGTTTTTAACATTGTGTCCACAAATTGAAAAACCTGGTCCGTTAACTCTACCAAGTAGTTTGTTTACTTCTTCAAGTAATACTTTTTCATCAGAATTAAAGTAAGACATTTTCTTGAGTTCCCCTTCTTTATCAACAACACCTGCAGATACACAAATGATTTTAGCAAATTCAGGGACAAGAGCAGCTCTTGATTCAAATATTTTACCTCGTTTTTTTTCCTCCTGTTCTTTGTTACTCACCATCGTGTCATCCTCAGGAAATCTTTTCAAAAACCAATCGTAATACTTTATGTATTGATGATATAGTTCAGGATAGTCCGACTTAAAATTTTCAAATGTTGATGAAACACCAACAGTTTCAATATCAATAAAAAGTATTTTATTTAGTAATTGAGATATCATACAAGTGATTTATAGAATTCGCTTCGTGTTTTTGTTACAATTGCAAGGTCATATCTTCGGGATACATGTTCATATAATCTTTCACCCATATCTTTAACCATATTTGGGTTTTGTTGTAGTTTTTTAATGTTTTTAGCCCAATCTGAGTGATTTCTTACCTCATCAACCAATAAAGCATTACCATCAACAAATTCTCCATTCTTTAAGCAATGCTTAAGGTCAATTGTATATGGTCCATAATTTGATGCAATCAATGCCTTTTTATAAAATCCTGCTTCAATAACTTTTAACTGAGATTTAACTTTGTTAAAGATATGTGGTTTAATTGGGGCTAAAGATACATCAAATTTTGAATAATTTTTTGCATAAGATGTTACAGGTTTTGTCCATACTCTTAGATAATTTTCTTTCTCTTCACCCTCAAAAGGGTCTTGAATGAATTTTTCCAAATAATTCTTATATTCAGGAGTTACAATTTTGTAATTATCGGTAAATATTTTTTCATACTCATACCAAACTGTTTCATTAGGTTTAATTGGTCGTTGTTTTTGTTCCCCTGTTTTAGGATTAATTTCAGTCATAGTTCCTCGTGTATCAAAACCACAAACAACTAATTGTAATTTATCTTTAATATCTGTAAGTTTGGCGGTCATACCATCAAGAAGCATTAAATCATGAAGGTGTGATGAACCACCGAGCCATCCTATACGAAGTCTATCACTTTCAGGTGTCGGTTCTTTAAATTGAGACTCATTTGGGTCGATTGCATTAGGAAGTACAACTACATTTTTATTAATTTTACTTATTTCATCGGCGTAAAGTTCAGTAGTTGTTGTTACATAATCAGCGGCTTTAATATTGGCAACAATTTTTTCATTTATCTTATTTTGAATAATAAGTTGGTGAAGAGGGTGCTCTTTTGTTGGGAGCCAATAGTCATCAATATCACATACAGTTACAATACCCATTGACCTTAGGATAGGTACAAATTGTACGGACCTATCCATATCTTGACCAATACTTCTATGATATACAACAATTTGATACCCTTTCCAAAAATTTAAATCATTAAAATCTAAATCAAATACGATATCTACGTGAAAATCTTCTCCGTAAAGTTTTTGGAGAAAAATATGAGGGTCTACTGAGCGAAATTTACCAACACCTGTACGGTCACTTGGTAGTACTAAAACTTTAATTTTTGACATATTTGTGTAAATAATTTTTTGTATTAACTGTTTAGAACAGTTTTTAAAATATAATACACAAATACGGATTCTTCAATATAAAGATAAAAATACCCTAAGAAATCTTTTTAACCTTAGTTAATTTACCTTCAAAAATATGCTTACCTACTCTAAATTGAAACGTTTCAGATGTTTTACTTTCAGATTCGGCGATTATTCCATTCTCCTTTAAAATCTCTTCCATAGTTTCTCGTATCATCTTTTTTAATTCCGAGTTGTTTCGAATAGGTTGAGATTTTGTATTAACTTGAGATGATGATTGAGTAATTGTTTTACCCTCATTCATCAATCTTGCTGCCTTTTCAAAAACTTCATTTGAAAGGGTTGGTGAGTATTGCTCTGGTTGTTTAATTGGATGCTTGAGCATTAATTCTTTTATAGCATCGGGTAATTTGGAATTTTTAATTCTATCTTCTGTAACAACCGGTGCTTTTGTTGCGGATGGTTGTTTTGTTTCCATATATTCTTGAGGAATATTATAGTTGGCTTGAATTGGCTCATATGATTGAAGTTCAGGTGCTGAACTCCTTGACTCGGAAATATTAGATACTGGTACATCACTTACCCCTCCTCTTGGAATATTATTGCTTTTGTCCATTACTTGTTTAGCAATCATCAATTTTTGAATAAAATCTTCTGTCATACTTCTTGTGCGTTTTCTAAATCAATTTTAGTACAAACTTTAATATTTGTCATTCCTTTATCATTAGGATTATATCCCGGCCTCAATTCATCAAAATTTTGAGTTGGGTTAACATTATAGCTACCAATTCTGTCAACCCTGAATAATCTCCAGCCGGGGAGAGGTTGCTCCCCTTTCTGTGCGGTATAGGAAGCACCTTCTCGTTCCCAAGCTCTTATTACATTATTTCCAGCCGTTGATACCCCAAAGCAAAAAGGTTCTATTGTCCTGAATCCTTTACCTCCATTGTCTTCACCGTTATAGTAAATTGTTACCAAGTTACGGTTTTTAACTGAGTTGATAATCTCTTCGTCGGACTTTTCTAAGATAATTTGCTTTATGGTATTGTAAAGCTTCATTACGTTCCAGGTACTTGATATGGTTTGTCGAAGCTATAAGGATTAATTTTGATATTATTAACTCTTTCAGCTACATCCACTGAACTACCACCATTAGAAGTATCCAAGAAAGTACCAGTACCCTTACCAAAAGCGTCACCATCTGCAACCGCATCTGGATTAGTTGAGCTAAATTGGTTCTCAAGACTGTAGTCATTTCTTGCTAGTTGTTGAGTTCTGATTTGTTTTGCCACCTGAGTCAATTTATTGTCAGGTTGTGCGAAATCCAAAGGTTCATAAGTTGCCATTTTAAATTAGTTTTTTTATTAAATTGTTTATTATTTGTAATTCTTCGATGACACGACTCTCAAGCTTCAAATTAAAGTTACTACTATTGTCACTCCAAGTATCGTGTCTCTCAGAAGCTTTTCTATGCCTTTCTGTAGGTCTTATAAAATCTTTTTTTGAGTGAGGACTTATAAATGCATTATCTACACCACTTTTTCTTTTCACATCTTTTGATGTATGTATTGCTCTTCTATCCTCACCTAATTTTTGTTCAATCCAATTTTTAAAATCTTGACCTCCCAAATTTTCTATTTCTCCATTCTCCATTCTGTTTTTAATTTTTTTAAGGTTGGAGTAGGAAATTTTTTTATCGTTTATTAAATTAGATATAGTTCCTTCACCCTTATACTTATCTAAGGTACCAAGAATTGTTTCATCTAATTCGTAATATTTTCCGTATAAATCCTTATTCACTTTTTTTCAATACTTTAATTAAATCTGAGATAGAAATTCCTTCCTTTTCTGCAATTTTTTTTATTGATTCCAAATTCTTAGTTAATAGTTTACTCAATGATTGATTTTTTTTGTTAACATCAGAATCTTTTGATTTCTTTACTAACATATCCTCAACCATCTTTGTCATTTTTTCTTTTCTTATTTCTTCTATTTTTTTTCTTTCAATTAAAGTAAATGTGTCAATGTAGTTTTTATCTTTTTTAATTTTCTTTGGGACTCTTGAAAGTTTTTTCTTATGTATTTTTGGGTCCGGTTCCTTTCCCTGTTGTCTTGTTCTTTCTGCCGCTTCCTCAAAAGATAAATCAAAATCGTCCATATATGTTTCAAATGTTTCAGGACCATTTAAATCTTGAGTTTCACGACCACCAAATGTGTCACTTAAATTAGTTTCAGATACCACATTACCTTCCTCATCTTCACTCTCACCCCAATAAACTCTAGTTACTCCTCTTGTTAAGGGATTAATAGTTTGTCTATTTTGAACTACTTCTTGGTCCGTAGTTCCTTTAGGTGCTATTTTAGGGTTATAAATAGGAATTTTAGAGCTTAAAAAAGTTCCATCATAATCAACAAATTCTTCAATTTCCGATTTCATTTTTTTAAGTTTTTTTGTTACCGATTCGGTATCTTTTAACTTTTTATCTTGAAATATTTTGGTTAATTCTTTTTCAATATTTGACTTACTTTTTTTATCAAACTTCATGCTTTCATCTTTTTTTCTCGCCTCAGTCAAGGTTTCGCTCACACTATAGTATAGAGTAAGGTCATTCTTACCTTCCTTGAGGAAAAAGTAATAAGGTGATTTATAATATTCTTTTCTAAAGAGCATAATAGTTTTTATCTATAAATACATTGAAATGTGTATTTATCATAAGATGTCACAACAGAATATTCGAGAATATAACTATAGAAAATGGTTTCTAAGACCCGTAGGTCAAAATCTTGACTTAAATCTTGCGTCAGACGAGAAAGATTATAACGAAGAAGTTGTTTTTTCCTCCAATTTAATTGCCCAAAATGACGGAAATAGATTACCAATTTATTTTGATTTAAATAATTCTGGTTCGTCCCAATTATTTTTATTAAATTATGGAGTTTATAACTCAGCAAATACTCTTGTATCTTTAAATTATTACAATCCAAATAATGAAAATTTGGATATGTTTACAGCCTCGACTCTTTGTGATATTGGATTGACCGCCATCGATAATGGACTTGTAGATAGAATGTCCGGAGAAACCATATCATTTACAATGGGATTATTGGATGATGTTGATAAGTTTAACAGATATGATTTTGACAGAAGATTTAAAATGTTTCAGGTTACAGGTTACACTGACCCCCCAAACGAAAGGTTTTCAGGTAATACAGATAGAACAGTTTATGAAATAGTATCCAAAACAAATAGTCAAGTCGGAACATATAACCAACTTTACGGTGGTTTTTATCAAGGATTTTTTAAATTATTTGGATATGACTATGAAACTTTTCCAAATAGAATAAATAAGGGATGGTCAGTTGAGATGCTCCTCAAGCCAAGATTGTCAGACGAATTTGGACCTACTTCGGGAGAAACAACCTTAAATTTAGTTTATCCTGAGAATAAAAATACATTTTTTTATTTTGGTACAAGAGGTGAAAATAAATTTTACCATCATGCCTCAGGTTCACCAGCATCCGATAGTGGATATACAAGAGTAACACAAGCATTAGAAGGTATCTTAAAGACTTGCGCTTGTGGCAATACAGGTGTTACAAACTCAAGATGTATCGAAGTCTATAATCCAATAGAATATGGTGTTGAGCACAATATTGATTGTAACTGTTATTGCTCGAACAATACAGTTATTAACGCTGACAAAGACCCGTTGTATGACTCAATGTCGAACGCATTTTCAGTAAAATTAAATGGTGACCCATCTAATCCTGGAATTTGTGTTAAAGTTTTAAAGTTTACGGGTGATTGTGTTGTTACAGGAACAACACCAACTACAGGAATAACATATCAGACAGGATATACTGTAACTGAATATTGTTCAGAATCAGGAATATTTGATTATTGTGCATCAGAAAATCCTGAATATCTTAATGAAGAACATTGGTTTTTGGTAGATGTGGTTTGGGAAAGAAATACTTGGTTCGATACTTGCGATTTATATTACAAAGGAGGACTAGGGTTAATTACTGACTTCAAATATGTTGATAGTTTATCTAATAATACGGTCAATTTAATTGAACCTCCTGTTACTCATACGGGTAGTCCAAAACCAGACCAAGTTGAGATTGTTAATTTAAATGAAAGGTGGTTAATTGAAAAATCAGATAGACTTGGAGCACTTAAAATTTATGTTAACAGTAAGTTATTTTATGTAATTAATGGATTTGAAGAAATAATTCCAAGAGGACTAAACGCCGAGAAAGAAAAACAACTTGGTGTCCCATTTAACATATCTTGGGGTGGGGGAACTCAAGGACTTAGAGAAAGTTTAACATTTGAGCAAAAACCCGCTTGTGACATATCTTTTGGGGTTGATATTGGGATTGATTTACTTGCAATTATATCACCTGGCTCGGTAAACATAGAATATATTCTAACGACTTCATATGTTATAAGTGAAGAAATTACAGTTAATTTTACTCATATACTTGGAACAACAACAGGTAACAATATATCAATTACAAATTCAATAACAATACCTCCAAATGAAAATAGAGGAAGTACTTCTATAATTCTTTTGGACGATTTTAATACACTAGATGGAGAAAGTTCATTTACAAATGTTAGTACAACACCGGCGTTTATAAGTAATAACATTGAGTTTACCTTTGAATCAGAATTTATTTACCCAACTCCAACGGCAACCGTTACACCATCACCAACACCAACTCCTTCATTTACATCTACCCCAACTCAAACAGTAACTCCAACTCAAACAGTAACACCAACTAATCCTTGTGTTCAATATATTACAGATGAATTAGGTAATTTTATTTTAACTGAAGAAGGTGATTATATTATTTCAGAACGTAATCCTTGTATTACGCCAACTCCTACACCAACTATAACACCAACTAATCCTTGTGTTCAATATATTACAGATGAATTAGGTAATTTTATTTTAACTGAAGAAGGTGATTATATTATTTCGGAATTAAATCCTTGTATATCACCAACTCCTACACCAACTATAACTAAAACATCAACTAATACCCCAACACCAACCCCTACTTGTATACCATTTATTAATACTATCATTATTTCTAATGGTTCATATGTCGCCACTAATGGAACTTATACAAGAAATAACCCTTTATCAGTTTTTACTCAATTGAGCGGAACTGGCGTTATATTTTTTGGTGGGGATGCATGGTATGTCAATTCAGGACCTGCTGGAAATGTTGCATGGAATACCTCTCAATTAGGGACAGGAACTTGGTCTCCTTTGCCACCAGGAAATTCATCAGGAATTATTGCAGAATATTATTATTATAATTGTGTAACACCTACAACAACTCCAACTGTAACTCAGACTCCTACAAATACTGAAACACCAACACCCACACCAACCTCAACAATACCAGTTAGTTGTGATACTTTTACATTTACAGGTAATAACGCCACTATAACTGTAAATAGTGCTATTAAAACATCAAACGGTGGATGGGATGCCTCATCATATTCAGTAGAATCCTATACTTCTCCAGTATCAGTATCATTCCAAGTTTCAAGTAGTAATTTATATTTAATGGGAGGATTTTCATATAATCCAAACGCAAATCCTGGGGATACATATGTGGATATTTCTTATGGACTTTATATCCAACCTAACTTCTTGGAAATATATGAAAATGGAACCCAAGCTACAGTTATAGGTGAGACGACAAATACAACTTCAGATGTGTGGAAAGTAGATTATAATGGAACGGATGTGAAATATTATAAAAACGGTGGTTTAATTTATACATCATCTAATGCTGTTACACAACCATTACATATTTATTTCCCTCTTTTAACTTTTGATGAAGGTGTTACTAATGTTTGTGTTATTGGGACACCCGTTCCAACTCCTACTAATACACCAACTCCTACTAATACACCAACCATATCAATAACTCCATCAATAACTCCAACTACAACAATGACCCCAACTCCGTCATTTACCCCAAATTGTGTTCGTCAAATAGTTGTTCCAACATTATGGAATGGAGCAACTAGTATAAACAGTAATGTACTTCAATTAACTCAGACTTCAGAAACTTTACAAATACAAGTGAATGATGTTATAACAGATAATATTGGGGCGACAAGTTTTGTTGGAATTGTATCTTCAGACGGAACTTATACATACGTATTTACAGGGCCTGGTGGCGGACTTGCATTTGATTGTGATTTCCCATTAACATTTTCAGGAGCATGCTAAATAAAGGCAAATAAAAAACATAATTAAATAAATAAAAGATATTTATAAATAAAATTAAAAATGGCTAACGTAAAAATTTCAGAATTACCTTTAGGGAATCTAACTTCAACAAGTACATTTCCATTTGTTGATGAAGGAACAACATATCAAGGAGCAATTTCAGCGATTACTTCTAACTCAACAGTTGAGGTAACTTACTCTGAACTTGTTGATAAAATTACTGGTGAGACATTAAACACAGGAAGTTATTATATCATAACCGACTTTAGAACTTGTTATGACCAGCCAGATTATAATAATGTAAAAGACCCAATTACTACGGGAATATATAAAAGTGCCGATACCGTATCGCCTATTGTTGTTTTGGCAACATCTGCAAATACAATATCAATAGACGCATTCCAACCTGAGTTTCCCTTTGATAAAATAAAATACGATTATAGTTTTAACGCAACTGAACATACCTCAGGACCTGCATTTGGTAGAATTACTGAAAGAATTGATAATTTAAATAACAGGACGGACTATGACCACATAACTATTTTATTTAAAAGATATCGTGGATATTCATATTACGAAAGTAACCCATTAAGTGGTCTTGTAGGAATAAGTGGTATTACAGGAACTACAGGTGTATTATACGGTAATACCGGTACTACATTTAATTCTAATTTATCTCAAGGTACTATTATTGCGATAACAAATTTAAATCCTGTGTTTTTCGAAGTTATATCAGTTGCTAGTAATTCTTTAGCAATTATATCAGGTGTAACAATAAGTCAAACTAATAGTTCACCTTATTATTTAACATCTGACGATGGTATTATGAGTTATTATCAACCTAACATAAGACAAAACCAAGTTTATGAATACACAACATTTGGTGATGCTATTGATAATGAAACTGCAATAAATAACTATGTTGGGGACCAAGCCAATTTATATTTGAATTGGGGTGTTGGTGATTTTTTATTGGCAAATAATGTGTTTATATCTGGCGAATATATAAATAACACCATCGGTAACGGTTCTTATAATAACACCTTTAATGATGA